CGAACTTATTCGTGAATTATTCATATTTGTAAAATTAATTTTGAACAGTTACTTAATTATTAATTTTAAAAAAAAAAGAATGATGGAAAAGACAAGACAGATTTTTGACACCCAGCAGGCACAGGTGCTTGTATGCGGTAGCGGCAGAGTGATGATTGCCCTCAATGAGGAGCAGGTGAAGACCACGGAGCAGGTTCCCGTAGCCATGGACGAAGACGGAACGATGGAGTATGAAACCCGTGAGAAGACGCAGTATGCCTATGATGTATATTGGCTTCCTCTCCCATCTACTGCCCCTCATGATGATGCAGCCGTGCTCTCCGCAGCCAAGACATCGATGCTTGCTGAGATTACGGCCTACGACTCTTCCGTAGCCGTAAATGCCTTTGAGTTGAACGGCATGGAAGTATGGCTCGACAAGGCGACCCGTGTAGGACTGATGAACTCTACTACCATCGCCAAGAGTATGGGGCAGAAGACTACGACTTTGTGGTTAGGAAGCTATCAGCTCGAAGTGGATTGCGACAAGGCTATTCAGTTGCTCTCAGCCCTCGAAATGTATGCCCTGGAGTGCTTCAATGTGACAGCAGCGCATAAGAAGGCAGTGAGCGAGTTGAATAACATTGAGGGTGTCCTGACCTATGATTATAAGTCAGGTTATCCTGAGAAACTGAAGATGGAGGTGTAGGCTTATGTGGTATCTTGCATTTATCTCATTCCTCCTTCTCGGAGGGTATCTGTTGCTGATGGCTTTGCGCTTCGGCATCCCTAATATGGTGAGCGATACCTATTATCAGTTGCAGGATTGTACGGGCAGTGAAATCGCTCCCTTCAAGAAACCCCGAAACATGGGCTGGCTATTCTCACTCATCATGGTTGCGGTGGCTTTCCTCATGCTCATCTCCCTGCTCGATACAGGCATGGGCATCCAGTTTCTAGCCTTCCTTGGCTGTGCAGGCTTGTGCTTCGTAGGCTTTGCCCCGAACTACTGCGACAACGATGCCTATTCCGTGCATAAGACAGCAGCCATCGTGGCAGCGGCAGGTTGTGTAGGATGGTGCTTGTCGGTATGCTGGTGGGTAACGTTCGTGATAGCCTTGATATATACCATCTATCTAGTTGCTATTGATTTCTTCAAGGTGGCAAACGGTATCTGGTATATCAGTAAGGAAGTAAAATTTCACCCTTGGTATTGGCTGGAGATAGCAGGGTTCGCAGATGTGTTCCTCACGTATTTATTAATATCAATTATTTAAAAGATGAAGATAGTAAAGAACAGATTCATTCCCCCTAGAGGTTTCAGTTACGTGAACCTCTTCGGGGTTCTCTTCACTCGAAGAGACAAGTCAATCAGTGATAAGACTCTCAATCACGAACAGATACATACCGAGCAAATGAAGGAAATGCTCTATGTTTTCTTCTACCTGTGGTATATTGTTGAATGGCTTGTCAGGCTGATTATCCTCAGAGACAGTCATAAGGCTTATCGTGCCATTTCCTTTGAGCAGGAGGCTAATGCCAATCAGGAGAACCTCACGTACCTTGAGGGCAGGAAGCGTTATAGGTGGCTTTCGTATTTATTCTAAAAGACAAGGCGGTTTACAACATGGTAGCCGCCTTGTTTCTGTTACCAAAAAATGATAAAATGGTAACAAGAATTTGGTATCAAAACTTTCAGATTGTTACTTTTCGCAAAGTTTAACACAAAAATGTTCTCATTTTCACCGATTTTGTGCAGAAAAGTGTATCTTTGCAACATCATTTAATTTAAATCAATGAATTATGAACAATTAGCTATAGACAAAAGGAGGTTTATTAATGACACAAGAACAAGAAGCCGAAGTCCAACGGTTGATAAAGGACATTGATGTGACGGAGCTGATGAGGATGCTCATGAAGCAAGGTAACGTCCAACGGTTGATAAAAGACATTGATGTGACGGAGCTGATGGGGATGCTCATGAAGTATGGTAATCGATACAGCAGAAGGATATTGAAGTTCTTCAGATGGTTCTGCAAATACGTTCCAATAATTATTATGTGCTTACACGCATACGGAATGTGGGATTTCTCGCAGCATCCAAGGGAAATGTTCATAACAAACAATGAGAATTTTCCCTGCTATTTATTTATCTACTTTATGGTGTACATCTTGCCGATGGTTTTGATATTAGCAAGCCGATTCTTCTACCTATGTTGGAGATATAGAATACCCTTCTTTTATTACTTTGGTGTGAATGCGGCTCACATTGTGGAATGGAGCTGGTATACCACCAAAGATATGATAGATTCCTGCTTCACTATCATGGTAGTAACGGCAATATTCTATCTGTACTCTTTTGTGGATTTGTTTGTCAGTCGAAGTAAGTTAGGACGTAAAATCTGTGCATAATATGGGAAAGATACTAAATTATAAGTTGCTCGGCACGGCTTTGAAGTCATTAAGTGATGCTTGCTTTAAGGCAGACGAGCAACAGAAGAACGGAGAGAAGGTCACCGCTTGCGGAATGAGCGATGATGATTTGGATAGATTGTGCGACATTATCCCCGATATGCTCAATCCGATGCTATCTACCGAGGAAGTCAAGGATAAGCTGCACGTTTCTGATGCTACCCTTAACAGAATGGTGGCTAGGGGAGATTTGCCCAATGGCGAGTGCAAGAAACGTGGGCACACTAGGTATTGGAAGAAGTGGGATATTCTACACTACATAAAGAGCAAGAGAGGTAAGTGATTGCCTCTCTTTTTTTTGTTTTTACATTTTCAAGAAGTCTTCTATATCTATGTACTCAATACCGAAATTCTCCGCACATTGTTTGTCGGAGTCAGAGAAGTCACCTTCTTTTCCACTAGCATCACCTATCATAATCAACTCACTTTTCTTCCAAGAAGAATACGATTCTAGCATTCCGGTATTTGGCTTTCTCATTCCTATCTCTGCATGCGATGGACAATACATAGAGTTAACGAAGATATTTCGTTCGGTATGATTGCGAAGATATTTTTGCATAAAGCTTTCAATAGCCTTAATCTTGCCGATGAAATCCTGTTCGTCAACGAATTGAGGGATGCCTCCTTGGTTTGAAACTATTTCTACATAGTAAAGAGTAGGGAATACCTCTACAATCTTATCCAAAACCTCTTTACGGATTTTGAAATCTGTTACATCTGTAGGGAAGGTGTTTCCTGATATAGTTGTAATAATCGTGTCGTCTAAATCAATGAATAATACTTTTTTCTTGATTAAATATCCTTTTTCTGTCATAATTTTGCTTTTTTCTATATTGATATATTAATATCTTTATCTACGAAAATTAAGTTTGAAAAACACAGTTGTTCCGGTGTGTCTCACCATTTTTATTACAATGCAAAGATACGACAAAAAAGATGTTATTGCAAATAAATTAATGCAAATTTTAAAACATTATCTGTTTTTAATGAAATCATTAACAATTCTCTCTATGGTGTCTTGCTTGATAGCTATAGGGGCATCACCTTGATATTCTATCACTTGGTTGCCGCATTCCTTCCAAAATAGGTTGCTATTGATGCGTTCGCCATCTACCAAGATCCAATCCGGATGATGTTCAAACGAATGCATATTAGTTAGCGGAACGAGAATGAATAATTTATTCTCCATCTTGTTTACGAGTACCGACAAGTCATTATCATCAAATGTAATGATAACTCGATTTTCATTCTCAGATAGAACGTTAAAATCCTCATTAAAACGTTCATAAAGGTAATTTTTGATTTTCGAACAACTCATATTCTTGTAATTTTATAGGAGGGCAGATGGAAAAATCCAAGGTCTGCTCACCAAGTTAAACTTATAAGGAAATCTTCTATAATATCGACTGACAGAGCCATCCCATAAGATAGCATGGTTCTTCGCCTTGCATATCTATTCCCAGATGGTTGCATATATGTGCTACTACATGAAACATTTCATGTGTGAGACTATTTATATACTCACCTTCAGAAGTAGATTTGCAAATGAGCACAACACTTGTTTTCTTTGAAACATTTGTGTATGTCAATCCTTTGTTTGAAGAATCGGTTGAAATGTGGTCGTATGCATCCAATAATGGTTGCCCCTTACAATCAATGGAACTTAGTAAGTCCATAGCTTCGTCAACATCTTCTTGATTAGCTACATGACATACAATCACATTCCAATCGTATTTCTCCAAGTAAATTTCTTGTTTAATCATAATACATCATCCCATGGAATGCCGATACCATTATGGTTGCAATCGGCATAAAATCTATTGAAAATAAATCCGTCCGCTTGGTCTGGGTCATCCACCATATCCTTAATGAATTGAGCCAAAGCAGCTTCGTCCTTTAAAGAGGACTTAAAGAAATCGGCTCTAGCCATGTTTGCGACATAGACGAAATCGTAATTGTCGGCATTCTCCAACTTTACGTTATTGACTTTAAGAAGTTCCTCGACTGTATCTTTTTCTGTCGGTTCAACTTTTTCGAGCTTACCAGTCGTTGCGTTTGTCTTGCGCATTAAGGTAATAGCCCAATCGCACATCTTTTTATTGAAGTGCCAGCCATTGTAGCGAAGGTATGCAATCATCCCTTCAGGCTTCATATCGTATGCGTCAAGTGGTATTTTGTATCTTCCCATAATAAAAGCTTTTAAAGGAGGTGGAGATTTCTCCCCACCTCAAAGTGTAATACTAATAGCGATAACCGCCACCTCTGCGACCACCATGTCTTTCACCATAGCGGTCATCATCGTCATCCCAATTGTCTCGGTAATCCGGCATTGGGCTTCTGTGACCCATTCTTCCATACTTGTCATCACCCATTTCATCAATGCAGTGCATGAGTTTGCCACCATACTTAAGCATCTTCTCTACAAGTTCAGACATTTCATTTACCTTGTTTTCGGTAATTTCTATCATGTATCCCATAATGATTTACTTTTTTGTATTAACTTTTTCCAAAGCCACTGACAACATAGACTTAATATCGGTCAAAGTTCCCTTCATTCCGCTGACCTCGCTTTTGAGGTTATTGATGTCTTCTTCCTGTTGTCTGTCTTTGGCTATTTGTGGATTCAAGACGGCACGCATCTTTGCGCACTCTTCCATAACCTTTTTGTGGTATGGCTCGCTTTCCACAATCTCCTTAGAATGCCGATACATAGCCTCAACTTCCGCATCCATAGCTTCACGGCTTTCAGAAACCACGAGGTTTTCCGAATTTGCAATTTGCATATTGGATGGGAGTTGTTTGAACTCCATTTGTTCATTAGGCAATTTTACGACAACATCAACGGTAGTCTCCATTGGTTGTGGGTTGAATTGCCCAGGAGTATATGTTGGGAACTTAGGTTGTGGGTTACTGACCGATACAACCTGTCCGATTTTAAGACTTGGGTTTTCACCCTTGTCAAGCACATAGAATATGCTGTTAGGTCGAAGTCCTTGAAACATAGCTTTGTAATGTTAATTGTTAAACAATACCCGTCATTAGCTGAAGGGTGTTAGTATCTCGCTCGAACCAAAACTGATAAACTCCAGTTCCTGCAATGTCGGCTACCGTCAAAGGATTGCCGTTGAACTTAGTTACAGCTTGGGTTACGCCATTGGTCTCGAAAAGGATTGGCAGCGTATTTGTCGTACCAGTCGGAATAGCTTGATGTAGGTTCACAAAGATAGTTCCCCTATAGTTAGCATTCACGAAGGCGTGGTTTCTGAACGAGAAAACGACATTTTCGGTGTTCACCACCACGCCTGTAGATGCGATAGCTGCCGAGCCGTTACGATTAACCCATGCAAAAGGTCTCATCCATAACATAGCAGCCTCCTTTCCTAATTAACCCCAAAAGCTTGCATTGTTGACACCATTCAGACCATATAAGCCTGTTTGCCAAGCAACACAATTTGGAACAGCAGTAAATGGACTGTAGCTGGTTGTGACAGTTGACGGAAGCTTACACTTGATACCATCTACCTCTTTTTGCAAGCCAGCTAACATAGCGTTGACAGGTGCCATAGCTTGACCTACAATCTGCGAAGTCATGGCAGAAGACTTATAAGTTCCATTCTCTTCACGAAGATGGTCTATCTTGTCCTGCATATCTCTGAGTTCTGCTTGGCGTTGGCCATTAACTACGGTCTGAGTACTATCTTTAATAGCATTCAAAATGTCGCATGTCTGACCCTTGGTTTCGAAAGCAACATTAGAAAAGCCTCGTTCTTGACCTACGGCTACATTGTTGATGGCATTCTGCAAAGTGCCAGTCTGCTGACACATAGCCAACTTGACGTTTCCGTCCATAGCCGTAATATTGTTATTTACACGGCAGCAGCAGTCAGCGAGTTGTGATGCAATCTGCATGTTACCTTGCTGAAGAGCGTTGATGGTTTGCATTCCGCTCATACCTACTTGGTTGCCCACGTTCTGGACTTGGGTTGTCAAGGCAGAGATTGCTTGTTGAATCTGTCCTTCAGTACAATTGAGCTGAGTAGCGAGATTACTGAGTGCATTACGATTGCCACCGATAGCATCCATAAGCAAGGAACGACCATAGTCATTGTTGATTTCATTGGCAAGACCTGCGCCATTGCCACGACCACCAAAGCCGAAACCATTACCGCCCCAACCACAGAAGCAAAGGATAAAGAGCAGCCAAATGAACCAAGAACCATCGCCATTGCCGAATCCGTTATTACCCTTCATCGCAAGAAGAACGTTTGGGTCAACGCCTCTCTGTTGGAGCAAAGGAGCTATCAAGCTCATCATTCCTCCATTGTTACCTGAACCCTCTGGATTAAAAACATAAGTTTTTGATGTCTCCATAAGAATAATCTTTTTGTGTTAAACCTTAATTAAACTAACTCTTTGTAACGTTACGGCTGCAAAGTTACGCATAATAAGCAAAAGGTTTAATAACTCTATCAAACTTTCTTTTAATCGCTAATAATCAATAAGTTAAAGTGATAGGAGGTAATGTCATACTTTCGGATTCATGAAAATCGAAGGCTTGTTTGCTAATTCCGTTTGCAGAAAACAAAAAATGCAAACGAAACTGCAAACATAAATTATGCACACACAAACTTGAAACCAAACTTTCGAGTATAGTATTCCTCTTTCGGATGTCTTTTCGTTTCGGCATCATAGCAGAGGACAAACGGCTCACCATCTGAGTAGAAATAGTTGTAAAACTTGCGCAAATACATCTTCGCATTCAAAGCCTTTGGAGAGAGTTTTCTCATTCTTAACCTCGTTTCTTGAGGCTTACCCGACAACACTCTAAGTTCATCCATTTTATATTGCATATGCAGCTTTCTGCCTTTACTAGCATATTTTTCTTTATTCCAATAGTTCCGTAAAGACTTGTTTCGCTCTTTGCGAATCCTATTTTCGTTTCTTCATCATGTTCTAGACCGAACTTACTGACTTGTCTCAATATTGTTGATATAGGTATATCCAATAATTCTGAAATTTCTCTTGCAGTCATTGTCTTATACATGTCAGAGATTTTTCTGATAGTTTCCTTATTCAATTTGTTGTCTAATTTAGTGCCACCTAAAATAGTGATATACCTATATAATGTATGTGCGGTAACACCAGCTGTCTTAGCCACTTCCTTTCGTGGATAGTCATTGATGTGGGCTTTGATATAGTCCATCTGTTCTTGTGTTAATTTTCTTGGCATCCTTCATCCTCCTCAAAAGAAAATCCATATTTATCCATGTAGTACTTTTCGTTCATCCTATGAGTATTCCGGTCATAACCCAAGATATAAGGTTCGCCTTCAAAACCGAAATACCCATGCTTCGTAATGAGATTGTATTTGGCGTGATACGCTTTTGTCGGCAACTCGGAAAACTTAAAATTCGTTTTCTGTGGTATGCAGGACATAACTCTGAATTTTTCTACACGCATCGTTTTTTGCCAGCTTTTTACCCTTTTACTTATTGTTGCTTTCTCATACGCTTTCTTTAAATTTGCCAAACTGTTATTTTTAAGTCTTTCGATAGTTTCTTTCGAATGAGTAAGCTTTAGTCTTTTTGCCGCCTTTCCTACTGTAGATGGATGACACCCTACAATCTCGGCAATCTCTTTGACTGAATGGTTGGTGTAAAGCTTTGCAATTTGTTCATCACGCTTCTTGTTGGGTTGCGGAACAGGTCTTTTATGTTCGATTTTACAATTGCAATCATGTAGAATCTTATACAAGAATTTCACGCTGACACCCATTCTTTGTGCCAACTTGCATCTTGGTCGTTCATTTATGTGCGCCTTAATAAAGTTTATTGTGTCTTGTTCTATAACTTTCATTTTTATTCAGTTTTTGTGGTGTGTCTCACCTGTTTTTTGCAAAGGTAATTAGATTTTGTTGAAAGAGCAAATGTTTTAATGTGTTATAACTTAGTTTTGAAAATATTTAATTATTTGCACAAAAATTAATTGTGTAGTTTTCTGACTCGGCTATTTCCACATTATTATATATAAATAGCTATCTTTGCAACAAAAAATACAATAAAATGACAGCGGAAACTATTCAATTAATACAGACGGGAATTAATCTTCTTTGCGCATCGGGAGTTATCTCCACGTTGCTGTACTATAATAGTAGAAAACGAAAGGAGGCGGCACTCGCATCACAGGAAGAGAATAAGACTATTTCATCATATGCCGATGAGTGGAAGGCTCTCTATGAACGTTCCAACGAGTCGGTCGTTAATCTTAACAGTAAAGTAGATGAATTGTATGAGGAAATCAACCAATACAGAATTACGATACGCAATCTTAGGGACGAGAAGAACGATTTGAAGCTTGCCTTGCATGAGGCACAATGGAATAGATGCATCAAGGATGGATGTCAACTTAGAACCCCACCAAGAAAACGAGATTCTTTAGAAGCATTTGTTGAAAAAGAAGAGAGTGCTATATATCGTGACAGGGAGGATTAAAATATGGTTAAGTATCTGAAATTACTTATACAAGTTAATAGCGGACATTCAAGCAAGGCATTCTTCTTGGTGTCCGTGACCTTGATAGGTTTCTTGATGCTCTTAGTTGTATGCTTCATCTTAGTGTGGGAAGTGGTGACTTATGGGACGATCAAGACCGATTTGATGGGGTTAAGTGCATTTGTTGGTAGTGTGGCTAGTTTGTTCGTCACGGCTGGCATTACCAAGACTATAGGGGAACGTGGCGAACATCAAAGCGAAAACGATAAATAGACTATGGCAGACTCAAGTATTTTAAAACCATTCATTCTCTCATTCGAGGGTGGATATTCTAACAAAAAGAGTGACAGGGGAGGCGCAACGATGAAAGGCGTGACCCTAGAGACGTTCCGTAAAGTTTATGGTGCTAGTAAAACCGCATCGGACTTGAAGAAGATAACCGATGAACAATGGCATCACATATTCAAGAAATATTATTGGGATGCTTGCAAGGCTGACCAAATCAACAACCAGTCGGTGGCTAATCTCTTGGTTGACTTTGCTTATAATAGTGGAGTAAGCAGAGCAGTACAAAAGATTCAAACTATCGTAGGAACAAAAGCTGATGGTATCATGGGGAATATAACCTTGGCTGCTATCAATGCATATAAACAAGGTCAATGGGCGTTGTTCGATAAGCTGAAGGTGTCACGAACTGCCTTTCTCAATGCGATTGTGAATAATGACCCTAAACAGGGAGTAAATTTGCATGGGTGGCTTCGTAGAGTAGGGAGCATACAATACGGGAAGATCGTATGTAACAATGGAAAGATTATTACTTGGTAATCTTGAAGATAAAGGCACAAATAAGACTTTAGTAAGACCATCATCCTTAATTGGGTGGTGGTTTTTCTTCACTTTTGAAATTTTGGAAAAGAGAGTAAGGACTAAAAAATGGTTCCTGTTAGTTTTTATTTGTAACTTTGCACTCAAAAAGGAGGTTGATATGCAACTAAGATTTGATTGGTGGCGTTGGCTCGTTACCATATTGGTAGGTTTCTTCATCATGCTGATGCTGTACGGATGCCGGACAACGAGATATATAGAAGTGGAAAAGGTGGTGCGAGACACTACTACTTATGCTCACTGGGACTCTATCGTCAATGAAAGGGTCAGGCTCATTCAGGATAGCTTACTCTCTTACCATTGGGAGCAGACCGAAAAGCAGGTTAAGGATTCCACTTACATCAAGGATGATGTTAAGACAAGGATAGATGAGAGTGGTAAGGTGCTAGGTAAGGATTCTACTCATATAGAGATTAGATACAGGAACAGCAAGGAACTATCCAAGGTTCGTGATAGCCTTATTCATTATAAGGAGATAGCAGAGCGAGCGAGTATATACAAGGCTCAGAGGGATAGCCTAAACAGAGAATTGAGTATCACCCAGACCAAAAAGGAATATATTGAGAAAGACTTGGAGGGATGGGATTTGTTCTATTGGAAATTCGGTATGATTTCCTTTTGGGTCGTTTCCTTAATGCTGGTTACAATGATTTTCTTTCTCACGGTAAAATATAAGAAAAAGTTATTTTATTAGGTTGGTTTTTAGTTATTAAGGTTTTAGATTGGTTTAAGGTAACAACTTATGGAGCAGCTGCCAGTGATGGTGGTTGCTCTCTTTTTTTTGTCTTGAAAATGCCTTAGAGTGTAAAATGTTAAAATTGCAAGCGGCTTAATGTATTTGTAGTTTTGTATACGTAACTAAAATTGTGTTATGTGTTAAAAATGCGCAATTAGAGTAGAATAATACATTAAAGCTCTTGCAGTTTGAAAATAAATTAGTATCTTTGCAGCGTGCTTTGTTGGTGCTGACACGCTTACAAGAATCAATAAGATTTTCCGTGGCGAAAGCCATACCACGATAATCCTTACCTAGATTTCGGTGTCAGACGAATGAAGGGTAAGGATTTCTTTTTAGAATCCTTGTTTTGAGTCGAAACATTCTTAGATTGCTCTAGGTTAGCAATGGGCAATAATTGTTGGAGTAGGCGAAACACAGATAAGGTAAACAAATAAGGAATTTATGGGAAAGCATTATTTACACATACGTATGGACTTGGTAAAGAAGTATACCTATGGTGCGTCATCGCAAGAAGTGAAAGCGCACAAGGAGACTCTTTGCTTTGCCATTTGGTGTAAGATGCAACGCAGAAATTCTGTAATATTTAACTTAACCATCAAGGATGTAAAGAAAAAACTCGGTGTAGGCTATCCAAAGGCAAGAAAATTGCTAAAGGATGTCAAGGAGGATGGACTCTTTACAGAACTTGGTAACGGGCGATTTATCGTGAATACGTTCCGTGATAAAGAAAAGAAGCCCAATAAAAAGGGCGGTCGCTTTCAAGGGGCTTACGTTTGTCGTATTCCTATTAATAAGGACTATAAGCTAAAGGAGTTATATTCTATAGTCAACAATATTTTGTACACATCGGTTATTAGTGGTGCTCGTCAAGACTGTTTTAACGTTGGCAACAATGATTGTGCTTGGCATCAACTAACTACTAACTCGTTTGCAAAGGTTGTGAATATGGGTCATGGCTCTATATGCCGAATCAAGAAGAATCTTATCTGCGAAGGTAAGATTAAGTCCACGTATGCGGAAATGCACATGGCAGATGATAGAAACGAGGGAGAGATGGAACGAACATTGCAAAGGTTTGGTCGTAGGAACTTTACGTTTAACGTAGGTAACCTGCACTATTTAATTATACCTTGCTCTTACTCTTTTGGAGACCGAGAGACTTCTATTGCTATCAAGCACAGAATCTATGGTTATAAATTGAAGGGACATCGAATGCAAATAAAGGAAAATGGCACAATAGGAAATCTACCTGATGACTTCTATGGTGGGTAAGTTCTATTTTGGACATTTTCATATTAGTAGTTAGTTGGAATAAGTATAGGAGTCTTTAAGAGGCTAACGTGTTCCTTGATATATTACGTGTTATTATTATATATACGAGATTATGAAGAAGATAGAAGAAAAGTACTTGGAATCAGAACATCAAGTTAGAGCTTATGATGTTTATCTGAGTTCATATCGTGTGAAAGGTGCAAATCGAGTGTTGGCTTATAGTCGATTGTATGATGGTGACAAATTCATTCGTGACAACTTCCTGGTCAACGAGCAACAAGCCGACAAAATAGAGGCTATGTTTGACTTGGTTAATAGAATATTGGAAACTTGTAAGGATATAGACTTGTTTACGATTCGTGTTTCAAACAAAACTTTTGCGAATTTAGTGAAGAATGCTGACTTTGCGGAAGAGTCTAATCGCTACTTTGGCAATATATCTAGATTTAAACGTCTGCTTGGCAAGAGGGAGGTGATAATTGTTATTCCCAATTGGTGTACCGCAAACAAAAAAGATTATGCTATTGACGAAATGGCAAAGGATTTGTATGCGAAGATACCATCTTCCCGAGTCTTTTCGGGTTTCTGTATAAAGAAAAATTGGATAGAAAAGGGCTTTATCGAAGATTTGTGGGACTTGTTATGGAAAAACGAATGGAGACAGAAAGATGGAAACTATTGTGATGATTGGCGAACATTGGCAGGTGCTTACAACTCCGTTTTGCGAACAGGCAAGAATGCAAAGTATGGAAAGGTTCAACCTAAGAAAGAAGAAACTGTTGTGGAAAGAAAAAGGCTTCTTCCAAACTATATTTGCTATACAGATGGTAGCTGCGATAACTATTCCACCCATAAGGCAGGTGGTTCTGCGTATATTGTTGTGAATACATCTACAGGTGAACTTGAAAAGGTCAAGACACACCATTGCTTGCATACTACCAATAATAGAATGGAGATGTTAGCGATAATATCAGCCGTTAATTATTGCCCGAAAGGTTCTGTCATAGAGGTTCGAAGTGATTCCAAGTACGCATTAAAGATGTTCCGATATACAGATTGGGAAATAGGCGCAGATATAAAGAACACAGATTTAATCAAGTTGTATCGTAAGTGTGCAAAGGATAAGCTTGTTATTTTGACTTGGGTAAAGGGACATAATGGCGATGATTTGAACGAGCAAGCGGATTGCTTGGCTTTTGGTGCATATGAGAAAGCATTAAAAGAGAATGGCTTACCAATGGCTCCTGAGAAGTATCGTGCTATGAGACGAGGCAAGCAGACGGTGTTTGAAACAGATAATTAAAGATAAATTTGATTTATTATGAAAGAGTTAAGTTTTGATAAGCTATACGTAAAGTTTAGCAATTTATATTGTGAGTATCGTAGTAGAAAGCAATTCTTGAATTGGTTGAAATCCTCAAAGAATCTTTCTGAAGAGTTGTTTGAAGTAACGCCAAGTGAAGGTGGTTCGTTTGACGTTGTGTTGTCTTTTGAAGAGATAAAGGATGTATTCCCGATTATGGAGAATTCATTGCCTAAGTACGAAAACGATATAAAGCAAGTTCTTTTGGCTATAAAGGAAATGGGACAGCTTGAAGTTGCAAAGATATGGCATGAGGATGATTGGGGTGATGGCTTTGTAGAGGATTTTTGTAAAACCCATGATATTTAATGAAGATACAGACGTTTGAACTATGTGCCGGATATGACTCTCAACTGATGGCTTTGGAGCGGTTGAAGAAGAAATATTCTGATTTCGATTACGAGTGCATCGGATGGTCTGAGATAGAGCCAAATGCAATAGCTTTGCATAATGCTTGCTTTCCTAGTCTATCCGGCAAGAACTTTGGTGACATGACCAAGATAGATTGGAGCAAGGTAGCCGATTTTGACTTGCTGACATATTCAACACCTTGCCAGTCTGTTTCGCAAGCCGGAAAGCAGAAAGGAATAGAGGAGGGAAGCAATACACGTTCCTCTATCCTTTGGTTCACAAGAAACGCCATTATTACCAAGAGGCCGAAATACCTCTTGATGGAGAATGTAGAGGCTTTGGTTCAAACAAAGTTCATAGGGTTCTTTAACAAGTGGCGCAAGGAGTTAGAATCATATGGATATATCAACTTCGCTAAGGTGGTAAATGCAGCCGACTGCGGTGTTCCTCAGAACAGAAAGCGTGTATTCATGCTCTCTATACGAAACGATGGTGATAAGATAGATTATCATTTTCCGAGAAAGACAAAACTAGAGAAACACTTGGTTGATGTCTTGGAGGAAAATGTGGATGAGAAGTACTTTTTTAGTGATGACTTGCTATGTAAAGAGAAATTTGTATCGAATGAATGGAAAGAACCTATGAGTGCAGCTATAAGAACTCGTTCTGAGGGGAAGTGGATAAAAGGCGAAAAGCATAGTTCAAAGGTCGAACTTGGAAAGAACATAGCCAATACCATTACATCTGCGAGCAAGGACTCCTTGGTTGTGCTTGGAGAGACAAGGTTGCGCATTAGGCGTTTGACTCCGAGAGAACTCTTCCGCTTAATGAACGTTGACGAAGAATACATAGACAAGATGCTTGAAAGTGGAGTGTCGAAGTCAAGTCTTCAAAAGGCTGCTGGAAATTCGATTGTCGTAGCTTGCATGGAGAGGATATTCAAGGAACTTTGGTTTTCTGAGAGTAATGTTAAGGTCGCTGATGATGGTCAGCTATGCTTATTTTAAATATTGACGATATGATGTTTTTAAATATTAACGAGAAAAAGGAGAAAGCAAATGCTATCTCATACAAGATAGATGAGTACATCTGGGGACGAAAGGATTTTGTTACCGATTGCCCCTATGGTGAGAAAGGCAGATACACCAATGCAATTAATAAAGTTGGTGATTTGGGGTGTAATACTTGTGAATGGCAGGTAAGACATGACCCAAGTACGCAAGTTGTGATGTGCTCCCATCCAAAGGTGTAGAAGAGCGAGATTAATAAACTTTTTAAGGATATGTGATATGGATAAGGAGAAATTAAAGAATGATTACGAGAATGCTTGCAATGCTTACTTGAAGGCATTCTGTGAGAAGCATGAATTTTACGGATTAGATAATCCGGAGACATTTTGGATAGGTGACCAAGTTGGAGGAATAGCTAATTGTGGCGATTTGACTTTCGATATGGCTACTATTGTAACAGATATTGAAAAGGAAGCTCCCGAAGAAGAGTTGTTGAAGTGGTACGATTATACTATTGAAGCTAGAGAGTTCAATTTGCCTGTTCCAAACTTCGACCATTGGCTTATGGGGTGTCCTATAACACCAAGTAAATGGTTCGAGATTATGCGAGCAAAGCGCAAGGAATTTGAGGACTTGTTGAAACAAGAAAATGAAAGGTTGAAAAATGGAAAGAAGTAATCTTTTTAATCATTTGTTGAGGATATTTGATGAAGGTCTCAGTATGAAGACTACCGAACTTGAATATGGTACACTTGAAGTTACTGTAGAGAATCGAAGCCAAGACAAGAAAATCACATTCTTAGCAAAGGGTATGGAGGATGCCAATCAGAAAGCAGTGGAATGGCAGGTTGGACAAATGCTCTTGAATTGCGATGATTTCGAGGAGATTGTTATGTTCTTGGCTCAAAGAAAGAAACTTAAAAAGGAAATGTCAAATGGATAAGAATTTTAGAAGTTGTTTTTGTTGCGTCCATTTCTTGGTAATACAAAATACAAGTATAGGAAATATTTTGAAATGCAAGAAAGGTAGCACTACGAAAGTACAAGGGAAGCGATTGACAGAAATCGCTGCAAGATGCAAAAATTAGAAAGCGTGAGGCACACGTTAAAGAACATAGTAAGATAAAATTAAGGATAAAGGTAATTGGCCGCATGAGTATTTGAGAAAGAGAAAAATGTAAAAAGTTTAAAATAAATGGTAGAAACTATATTAAACAATTAAAATACATTAATAATATAAAGAAACACATTAAAACGCTTGCGTGTTTCGAATATTCTTTGTATCTTTGCATTGCAATTAAGAAATAAAGGTTATTAATTTGAAAAGGTGAGACACACCATAAAAACTGGGAATGATGACAAAAAAGGAAATAATAAAACAATGGTTGGATGAGCCGAAAGTGAGATATTGTAATAATTCTAATTTCACTTTGGGTTATGGTGATGGCTGGGATTGGGTTAAAGATGTTCTACGACCAGCTATCACGAAGAATGCGATGTTCCTTAGATTCTTAGAACATGGCTTCCGTGAGATAGAAGAGTTTTTGAAATCAAAAACCGGAAAGCCGAGCGAAGAGGATTGTTCCTTGTATTCTGTTGGATATAAGGATTTTGTTCCGGAAGCCTTTGATTAGGCTACAGCGATTATCCATTCAATCGTCTGGAGCGGATTAGCCTCAGCCCCGAATGGAATTAGGGAGCTACGTTAGGGGTGAATGTATAGGCACGTCAGAATGTCCGTCCAAGTTCTGACCTCTGCGGTCGATGATTAAAAGCGAGGAAACTTGCAGTGTTGTCGGCAAGAAACCATCCTATAACATTGGCGATGGGCGCACAACCCCACTTTGGTGGGAGATTTATTTATTAATTTAAATTGATTTTTATGATTTATGTAAGGAGCAAGGTAGGAAAGGCGTTGATGCCAAGTGAGCGTGGAGGGAGAATAGGCTATCTTCTTCGCCACGGCAAGGCTCATGTAGTCAGCCGTGTTCCGTTTGTCGTTCAGTTGGATTATGAGAGCACCACCTATACGCAGGAAGTGAGCCTTGGCATTGATGCTGGCTCAAAGCACATTGGCGTTTCGGCGAGTTCCGAGAAGAAGGAGCTGCTTGCAGCGCAGGTTGAGTTAAGAAATGATGTTGTGAACTTGCTTTCTACTCGCAGGGAGTTGAGAAGGACAAGGCGAAACCGCAAGACACGTTACCGCAAGGTTCGTTTTGATAACCGCAAGAAGAAAGATGGTTGGCTAGCACCTAGTGTTAAGCAAAAGGTTGAGAGTCACTTGAAGGTTATCCGCTTGGTTCGTAAGTTACTTCCAATAACGAAGACAACAATCGAGGTTGCTCAGTTCGATGCGCAAAAGATTAAGAGACCCGACATCCAAGGTGAGGAGTATCAGCAAGGTGAACAAATGGGTTTTTGGAACGTGAGGGAGTACGTTTTGGCTAGGGATGGACATAGGTGTGTTCATTGCAAGGGCAAGAGCAAAGACCATATTCTGAACGTTCATCATTTGGAGAGCCGCAAGACAGGTGGCAATTCCCCTAGCAATCTCGTGACTCTATGTGAGACTTGTCACAAGGCTTACCATCGTGGGGAGTTCGAGTTGAAAATCAAGCGTGGAAATTCCTTGCGTGATGCAGCCGTTATGAATATTATGCGTTGGGTAGTCTATGAGCGAGCGAAGGAAGAATTTGAGAACGTTCACTTGACTTATGGTTATGTAACCAAGCATACTCGCATTGAGAATGGTATCGCCAAGACCCATGCAGCCGATGCTTTCTGTATTGCTAAGAACGTACACGCAATGCGGTTGAGTTCCTTCTTTATGTGCCGTTGTGTACCTCGCCATACGAGAGTGTTGCATGTAGCCAACCCTAAGAAAGGTGGCATCCGCAGGAGCACGATAGCCTCTCACAAGATTGGCAAATCTCGCTTTCAGCGTTTCGACATGGTACGCTGGAGAGGCAAGGAATGCTTTATTTTTGGCAGCACGCATGGTAATGTTGTATTGCGTAAAATTGATGGTGTAAAGGTGCATGAAACGCAAGCTGTGAGTGCCAAAACGATAAAGTTTTTGAAAAGAATTAGAAATAACATTTTAGTTGAAGAAATAGTATCTATAAGTTGAATTATTATGGATTTAGGAAAGGCGATTAAGACAATTAGGGTAAGCAAGGGCTTGACCCAACGACAACTGGCTAAGGCTATCGGTTGTAGCGAGACGAATATGTTGTTTATGGAAACCGGAAGAACGTTTCCACGCAAAAGTAAGATTGATGCAATTTGTAAGGTGTTGGGGATTCCGATGTCTTATTTGTTGATGTTTGCTATTACACCGGATGATATTCCGGAAGATAAGCAGAGTTTGTACACAAGCATCGTTGAGCCGATGCGTAACGAATTTATTAGGGAGTTACTGCGATGAAAAGATACTTTTATTTTTCCGCAAGATTCATCAAGAATGGACGTATGGCGTATTCCGCCGGAATTTTAGAATCAGATGAAGGGTATTTTGATTTCGTTAAGGCCTCAAAGGCTATTGCACAAGGAGAAGGGGTTGATGTAAAAAAGGTTATCATAGTTTTTTGGACAGAGACCAATTCTATTATGAAGGATAAGTTTGAAGCTTTAAAAGAGGAGGAAAATTGGTAGAATTTTACTTTGAAGGAAATATCATTTGGAAAAATTACGACTTTCACTTCATGCCTTGTGTAGGGGATAAAGTCGTGATTAACAATCTTACATACAAGATCAAGTCTCGTGTGTTCAAGTGCCAAGGAAAGATAGTTAAAGTTGTTTTAAAAAAGGTTGATAATGAAAATACGAATTTTGTTCCAGAAGCCATTGATTAGGCTACAGCGATTATCCATTCAATCGTCCGGAGCGGATTAGCCTCAGCCCCCGAATGGATTTGGGGAGCTACGTTAGGGATGAATGCATAGGCACGTCAGAATGTCCGTCCAAGTTCTGTCCTCTGCGGTTCGTGGTTAAAAGTGGCGAAAGCTGCGGTGCTGCGGACAAGAAACCATCCTATAACATTGGCGATGGGCGCACAACCACCTTTCGAGGTGAGATTTACACTTCTCATCCCTTCGGGGATGGGGGTGTTTATTGGATTATTAATTTTAATGGAAGAAAGGACTTCCGAAAGTAGGATAGAAAATGAAAGTTAGAATTGTAAATCATAAGTGTGCCGATGGAGTAGAAAGGGGTATCTTGGAATACCGCAACCATTGGTGGGAGAAGTGGAGACCATTGCACCAGGACGGAAAGCTGGCTTATGTTTCATATAAGGGAACGAAACCTTGTAAGTCTGTGCAAGAAGAGTGCTTCGATGTATTAGGATTGAGCGATGAATCGAGAAATACCCGTGAGCAGATGCTCCGGTATATCTTGAATGCGGAAGAGATCTACATTGGTGTAAGAATTGGTAACGAATATCATATCGGCTATGATGTTGATAATGATGAGAGTCTGGAAACGCTTAGGAATTTGGAGGAATAGTTATGCTCGGAAAGATCTTTTCGGTTAAGACCGATATTGTATATCGTAGAGAGGAGAGTTTGAATCTCTTTAAAGGCAAGAAAAAACTTGATAAGGTGGTGTCCGGTCGGGTTCTCAGTGAACAAATCAAGTTGTTTGGTTTCATTGTCAGAACAAAGTATATTTATCAGATTTGCTGCCCATCAGTCGATATGAATGATACTCATGAGGTTTCTGAATTGTATCGGGTCGAGAATTTGGTGAGAACGGCGTGCTATAATAAGGTTGTTGAATATTCAAAAAGAAAGCATTATGCCTAGTGTTAATTGTTTCAGAAGAGTCCTATTGGATGTCGGTGGCAAGAAGACAATAATCAGCGTGCCCCACGGAATGACGGAAACCGAAGTAAATAAGGTTTTGGTCGTTACAAGGGCTTATCTTCAGCAATATGTCTATGTTGAAATGGTATTGGCAGAGTGTTTTATTCAGAAAATCGAAAAGAGTATTCTGAAGAAGAAATGCGTTAGGTTTGAAGTTAAGAAGAAGTGGGTGGACTGCAAGAAGAACCTTCGCAAGGTGGTTAAGTATTATGACGCTTATGTTCCTAATGCAGATTTCAATAACGAATTCGCAATGACGTTTTATGACAAGATTAGTGGAGACTTGTATAAATTGCGAGATAAGATTGCGGTGAGGTTACAGAACTTAGGAATTGGTGAAAAATCGGGAGTCTATGCGAATGCAATCATCCTTTATAATCTCACCAACCTTTGTCTGGGAACTTATGAGAATATCATCCGTAAGCTGTTTGAAGAATTGCACGTTAACTTAATGCAAGCGTTCAAGGATTTTGCCCCAATACTTGCTTTTGAAAACTCCTATGACTTCATGGCGTTAGTGATGGATAAGGATTTCGAGAGACTGGCAGACCATTTGATGACCAAAGAAATTCTTTCTTATTTCGACAAAGTAAGAAAAGGTGTATTTAATGAACAGACCTTGAACGAGGCTTCTATTAATGCTACAGAGGATTTGACAGACGAAGAAAAGAGTTCGCAAAGGGCTTACATCGGAATAAGTGACTTTATGAAGAGTGGCTATCCTTTGGAAAGAACAACAACCAAGAAAGTTAGCTAATGAAGATAGAGTCAAGCGATTTTTTTGCCTATAGGTAATGAATTTCAGAAAATCTTCGGAGTAAACTTTGGAAAATTCATTGATATGCGGTTTCTTTTAGCGAGAAAAGAGTTAGTCTTCAATCTGCTGAAGTTCACAGATTGGCTTGAAGAGTGCTATCCGGATGAGTGTTCCATTGATGGAGTGAGCTATAATGCTGTTGTCGAGCGAAAGTTTGGTAAGCGAGGTGTTAAAATGATTAAGAAGTTGATAGGATGAAGTACATGGGTAGTAAGGCTAGAATCGTGCATGAAATATTGCCGATTATGCTGGACAAGGAACATGATACGTTTGTAGATGCTTTCTGTGGTGGTTGTAGCGTTATTGAGAACGTTCCGGACACGTATCGCAGGATTGCCAACGATAAGAATAGGTATCTTATCGAAATGTGGAAGTATCTTCTGAATGATGGGTTTGTCTTCAACCATATTAGTAAGACGTTGTATAACTTTGCAAGAGACTGCTATCACGGAAAGAATAATTTCTTCACAGAAGCAGGTGTCGGACTAATTGGCTTTATGGCGAGCTTTAATGGCCGATTCTTTGATGGTGGCTATAGCGGACATAATGTTGTCGGCAAGAACGGAAAGGCAAGAGATTACATAAGGGAGCAGATAGAAAACACAATGCGTGATGTGCCTCTTCTCAAAGGTGTTGAGTTCTATAGCGGCAGTTATGATGAACTTGTGATACCGGATAGGAGTATAGTGTATTGCGATTTGCCTTACAAAGCTACGAAAAAGTATGATGTATCAAAGAATTTCGATTACGAAAGATTCTATATTTGGTGCATGGAAATGGCTAGAAGAGGACATAAGGTCTTTATCAGCGAGTATCAGATGCCACAGGAGTTCAGATGTGTTTGGGAAAAGGAAGTAACAAACTCTCTTAACCCGAATATCACAAAGAGACCAGTCGAAAGGTTGTTTACTATTGATTAGAATTAGGATGAAAGAAACTTATTGCTTAGAAGATGTGCTTTACAATACAAAGCGTTACTTCACGTTGGAGAATGGAGTAGTATCAGGAACAGAACTTGCACCGGAAGACTTTAATGTATTCCTTGGCCTTGCAAGTCGGCTTGGCTATAAGGTAGTGAAATTATGAAAAGGCGAGTAAACAAGGATTGTCCGTTCTCGGCAGAAGAATTGGATGAGTTCAGAGCTGCCTTGTATAATGTGAATACATCTTTTCACTGCTGTAATGCAGCTCCGGTAGACTGGGCGGCAGGATGGCAGCGGAATGATATAAGAAAGACGAGGTAGGATTGCCATAAGCTACCAAATACCCACGTGTCAAAGCCGTGTGATGCCTTGCGTGGGGGCGGGATTGTAAACTAGGAGTCGCACGGCTTTATTTGAATGTTTCATAACTACAAAATAGCCTATCGCTAATGGTTGTTCCCTTGGGCAGGGGAGATAGTTAATACCGCATCGTAAGATGTGAACACTTAAAATTTGCCGACAACCATTGGCACTTTAATTATAAAACAGGTGAAAGTTCTTGCCGATTTCCTTGCATATATGAAAGAAATTTCGTATCTTTGCAAGTGGATTTCGGTGAGACACACCTTTCAAAAACTGGTTAAAATTTAAGAATATGATTTCATACAAGTACAAGCTATATCGGACGAAGAAGACGAAGCATTTGGATAAGATGCTCCGTGAGGCTTGCTATGTTTGGAATCACGCTCTTGCCTTGCAGAAGAGATACTATAAGCTGTATCACAAGTACATTCCAAGATTTACTATGTATAAGCATTTCTCTAAGTGTTATAAACCAACATTGCTTAATTGTCAAACAGTTAGGGAGGTGTTGGATAGATTGGATATATCTTACAAGCGTTTCTTCAAGCATGATGCGAAGCGTCCACCAAAATTTAAGAAAGCAATAGAATTTGGTTCATTTGCCTTTCAACAAAATGGCTATTCCCTTAGTGGAAACGAGTTTGTGATAAACAAGATAAAGAAGTCATTTAAGTTCTCTCTGAGCCGTCCCTACGATGGCAAGGTCAAGAGGGTGTCGGTCAAGCGAAACAAGTTGGGCGAGTACTTTATCGTCCTTTGCTTAGACAAGCAAGCCGAGTCTTACGGAAAGTCACATGATGGTGCATCCGTGGGCATCGACTTTGGATTGAAGAAGTACATGACTTTGAGCGATGGGCGTGAGATTGATAATCCTCAGTTCCTTAAAACTGACTTGTTGGAGCTTAGACGCAGGTCTCGCAACCTCTCGAAGTTCAAGAAGGGCAGCAACAACCGCAAACGCAAGAAGTTGGAGTTGGAGCGATTGTATCGAAACATCGTGAACAAGCGTTCCGATTTCCAATGGAAGATGGCGCATGAGTTGTGCAAGCGTTATGACTTGATTTGCTTGGAGGATTTGAACTTGGAGGGAATGAAGCGTAATTGGGGACGCAAGATGTCTGACTTGGCTCATGGTGATTTTGTCTTGAAGTTGGAACACGTTGCGAAAAAATATGGCGTTCAGGTTCATAAGATTGACCGATTCTTCCCTTCGAGCCGCCTTTGTACTTGTGGTTATAAGAATGATAAGCTGTCATTGGGTGATAGGATTTGGACTTGTCCTATTTGTGGTGCAGTCCATCCTAGAGACCTCTTCGCAGCTGAGAATATACTTCGGCAGGGCATTGCCGAATTGGGTAGTGGTAGTAAGCCGTCCGAGCAATCGCAAGGGTGCAGCCACGTTAGTCACCCAACAATTCCTTGCAAGTAGCGAGGGAGTATGTCAAACCAGGTCACTGGGGAGGAATTGATACCAACAAGGGTTTAAATCCCTTGTCATCCACTAATTTTAAAAGGTTAAATTATGAATGAGTATTGTGAGAATTTGATTTCAAATGGAGTTCCTAGCTGGATAGTAGAGGAGGCTTATGAATTTACAATTGAGCCTTTGAAATCAACAGAAGGCTTGGTAGGAATTGATAAGGAAAATAGTGAGCTATATAGAAATGTCATTATCGCAGCCTACATTGAGGGTGCTAGTGCTACATTGTTAAAAGTGCAAAGATATTATGGCGGTGAGGAACATAGTTAGACAATGGAACAAAGCGTCTGAGGGATATTCGTACCGCTTCAAAGGTGGAGATATTTTCCTCCGGTTGGTAAAGGCTGAAGAATGCTACGAATTGCGTAACCCTATAGGCTATGGTGTTCAAGTAGTCAAATGCAAAGACTTGGATGAAGCGGATGCAAAAGCCAAGGAAGTGCTAGAAGCGTTTTTTGAAGACAAAGTTAACATAAAAGTTATTTGATTATGGACTTAGGATTGTTGATTGATAAGATAGACTTTAGTCAAGGTGCAAGGCAGATAGCCAAGCAAGCCTTGGAGTTGGGAATGAAATATCAAAAAGAAGGTGCTTGGCATTCTGTTGAAGAGCTGCCTGAGTATAACAGACGCATTGTCGGTCTGACCAAGGTTCGCAAGCGTTTCAAGCATCTGAATTTCTTAGGCGAGGAATGGTGGAATAGGTTCACGAAATCAAACGACATCTATAAATGGGCTTATGTGGACGATTTAGTTTGATAGTAATCGTAGAAATCCATAATGCTATTTTGTTTTAAATGTTTGCCCCATCACTATATATAATAATGTAGTGGTGGGGATTTTTGTGTTAACGTCAGCAAATTATTTATTTGTATTATTATAGAGTGTTAAATAATAAAAGAAATACATTAAATAATTTGCATATTTCAAATATTCTTTGTATCTTTGCATCGTAATTAAGAAATAAAGGTTACTAATAAAAAATGGTGAGACACACCATAAAAACTGTAAGAAGAAAATGAAAAAGTTTTTTGAAAACTTATCTAGAAAGATTGAAGATGCGGCTTTTGAGGCGCAGCTTGATGATTTTACTTGCGAGTTTGATGCTATTAACAAACCAGCCGAAATCGTGGTGTTTGTTAAGAGTAGAAAGGTTATTCATTCAAATGGAAACGTTTCTTCTTATCCATATTACAATGTAGATAAGATTAATATCTATGATGAAGACGGAAAAGACGTTTCTTCAAAATATCCTTTGTTCTGCCAAAGAGTTAAGAATTGCGTGCCTTCTTATAAAGATGTTGAGAATGACTTGATGGAGGCAAATATGAGCGACACAGAACTTTATTTTGGCTCAGAAGCTAATTATTTGCGTTATAAATATGGCAACTAATTTTTGGATATGGAGTACGAAAATATGTTTGTTGGTCTTTCGTCTGTAATGAGTAACGACCTTAAAATATTAAGGTACGAACTAGAGTATGGATGGAAATTGGCTCTTATGCCAAATGATGTGTGGTACAACTAATTACATTTAAAATTTCAAATTATGACAGAGAAGATTGATATAGCGGAAATCCTTAAGGATAAGCCAGCAAATACGAAGCTATATTCTCCTTTGTTTGGTGAAGTATATTTTTCACATGTAGGTGGCGGTATAGCTGTGGAACATCATGGAGGTATATCATTATTCTTTAGTAGTGGCAGATTCTTTGATTACGATGAATCAGAGCCGTTATTATTCCCTTCAAAGGAAATGCGTGATTGGTCTAAGTTCGCTTGGAAGAAAGGCGATGTGCTTATCAATAGTAGTGGATTTCAGTGCATTTTCAAAGAATGGGCTTCGGATGATTATACAAAGTTCAACGGATGCTATTCTAATAGCAGGGATGGTTACGAAGACGTATCAAATGCAGAAACAGCTAAGTTTGACAAGTTAGATAACAATATTGCCTATGGATATGTCAGAGAGATTGAAAGAAAATTAGGTGGTATCCTAAACCTTGAAACTTTGGATATTGAGAAGGCTCAGCCAGAGTTCAAGGATGGTGATATTGTTTGTATGATGGATAGATTTGATAATTATCGCTTTATATTTATTTATAGAAATGAAGATGATGAAAATTTTTACTATCATGCGCATATAACAAGAAATGGTTTTGTAAATTTAGGCGAGAATGAATATCTTAGTAAACCTCGCAATTATTCAGTTCATTTAGCGACAGACTTAGAAAAGCAGCAGTTATTTGATGCTCTTGCGAAGAATGGCAAGGCTTGGGATGGTGAGAAGAAAATGATTGTGGGCTTGAAGCCAAAGTTTGATGAGCTGAAACCATTTGATAAGGTTGTAGTAAGATGTAGCGAAGCAGATAGATGGTCTATAGATTTCTTTAGTTATAAAGTACCTAACGGATATATATGTACAGGAGACGCTTGGTTTGGATATTGTCTTCCTTACAATGAGGAGACTGCAAAGTTAATAGGTACAACTAAAGATATGGAGGTTTAAGATATGGACGAAGCTTTTAAGAAAGAACTTATAGAGCATTGTAAAAGGCAAATGCAACGCTTTGAGAGAATGGGAAGAACAGATTCTTTCGCATATAAAGAACATGCTGTTTTACTTAGTTTTCTTGAACGTTCATATTTACATTTTTAATACAACAATAGTTATGATAGACATAAAGAAGAAAATCCATGCCTCCAGAGATTACGCAAGCAAAAGCTATCGTGTAATCAGAAAGGTTAGCAAAAACGGCTCTTTGGTTCAAAGAGATAAAAATGCCGATAAGCATTTCTTGGATGGCATTGATTGGGCGGAGAAAGAGATATTCAAAGATTTGATTCATAATGCTAACGAAGTTCCTCAAATTGGAAGAGGAAGGATTCTTGCATACTCAAGAGACTGCGGTTATAGAAATCTTTACAACCTATACGATATGATGTACGAGACAGATTGCTGCACATATCAAGAAATGTGGGAATTAGAAGTTAAAGCTTACGGTTTGGATGGTTGGATATACGCAGATGAATTGTTTGACTTAATTATCAAAGGAGGTGATAGCAAATGACCGATGCAGAATTTAATAAGTTTGTGCTTATACTAGAGAATGAAGCGTTTCGGTTTGCAAGAAGTCAAAACGTATTTAAGGAACATCGAGGGGTGATAGAGCAGTCTTTCAAGATAGGAGGGCTGTTCATCCTTAGAGAACTGAAAAAGTATTTTAATCAAAAGAAGTAAGCTTATGAAAAAAGTTTCCTTGACTGATGATGAGCTGGATTTGCTTATTATCGGGTTGCATTGCGTAAATAGGTCTAATTACAATAATTACGGACGATATTACGATTCATATGACAAAGTGTCGCAAACGAAGGAAGAACTTAGGATTAAACTGAAGAGGGCATTGTATAATTTTTAGTTTTGAATAGTAGTTTATATATATTAAGATATGGAATTAAAGATAAAAACGCATCATGCGTTACCTTGCCGTACAGAGGTATTCACTATCAATGGAAAAAGTGCTGAACAAAATGATTTTGGTGATACATATGACCATCATCATGAAGATGCAGAGCCTTATGCTTGTGCCGATATGCACTTTGACCCAAAGCCTCCAACAAAGGAAGTACTAAACCGCTATAATATAACGGAAGAAGAATATTATAACATCTGCAACGAATTGGAATGCAAACTATGCGTAGGTAGTTGCGGATGGTGTATTTAATAGATTTTAGAATAAACAATATAAGCAATGACAAAGGAAGAAATATTGGAAAAGGCATCCGATTTTGAGGATGAAGATGAGTTTGTGAAGTGTGATAGATTGCCGTTCACTGAGGAATGGTGGCTTTTGCATCACCTAGTGTATATCGGCTTGTCTTGTACCTATACAGGTCGTGGTTATATAATTGAGAAACTTAAAGATTAGTAAAATGGAAGCAAATGATTATTTGAAAGCCATGCAAGCTATGGACGAATTGGATATACTTGTAACTAGTGTTTATCCGGATAAGTTCAAGTTGGTCTGCAAGAAGCATGGAATAGATGAATGCGATGCGATGAACATGTATTCGTACTTGCAAAAGATGCATAAAGGTCAGTCTTGGTTAGTAAGATACAAGCCATTGGAATATCTAGAGCGTGTATTAACACTAGCCAAAGAAGCTTATGCGTCTTACATGAACAACGACTTGATTCTAAGTATGGTCAATTTTGGTGATAAGTACACAAGAATACTTGTAATCTTTGAGAAAGATGGCGTAAGAAGCCAACAAGAATTTGACCTTAGAGAGCAAAGAACATATGTTGATATAGCGGACTTTATTGGAAATGGTTACTCCATCGTATCTGTTATCCGTCAGTCTGACAATGTAGCCAGCGAAAAGTTTGTTGGAGAAAAGGATGAGCGAAGTCATAGTATTCCTATTTACGATGGTGATGTAATGCTTTGTTACGTGAATAAACCGGAATTTTGGACTTCAGATTGGCGTAATAGCGGACTTTATATTTGTGAGAGCGGCTCATATCATAGATTGCTATACACCCCGAATAAGGGGTACGTAAGACATGGAGAGCCTGATGTAGATGAAGACTTCACACTTGATATTGGGGAAGAATCCTTCAGTAGTTATGTTATGACTTTAACCCAGTCTTGGTATAAGTTGGGTAATGTTCATGCAGGTATAGGCTTTTTGAAGGAGAAAGAATAGAAGTGTTAAAGGAGAGGAATATCATTTCCCCTCCTTTGCCTTAATCTCCAGCTCGATAGGCTTGCCGCAATGAGGGCAGATGATAGCCGGAGATTGCGGAACGGATGGCTGCTCTGGTTGTAGCTCCTTTGGTGTCTCCTTGTAGAATAGCCTCCAAATAGGCACATCTAGGATTTCGGCAATACGTACCAATGTATCAAACGATGGGTTCGCTTTATTAAAAGTCCTAAAATCAAGTATAAGTATTGTTATTATTTAAGCAAATCTTTTGTTATCTAAAGAATTTTTCTTATCTTTGCATACATAAAGTGAGTCACACAAAAAACTGAAAAATTATGGAAATTGACAAAAACAAAGTGTATTATTCAAAGGAAGGCTTTGCCTTTCATGTAGTGAAGTATAATGCAAAAAGTAATTATTGTGTATGCTTTGCTTACGAGCAAGGGTTTATGCAAAGTATTCTGATAACCGAGTTAGATAATTTCCCATCTTTTAAGCTGTATGGAAAAGCTTATTTCGATGTAAATGTGATAGAAGAATATGATAAGAAAAGAAAGTCTTTGGCATTTAGAACATGGAGTAGTATATTACACCGAGTTGGGGAATTTAGTTATAAAAATGTTGATGTTTGTAAGGAATGGTTATTATTCTCACGTTTTGAGATTTTTCATAATAAATGGTATAAAAAAGGATTTGTGATAGATAAAGATTTACTATCTGGAGAGGATAAGATTTATTCTCCTAATACTTGCACTTACATGCCGGGTTATTTAAACAATTCTATTAGTTCAGAATTTAATAACCATCTTTATTCTTTTAGTTACTCGAAAGGTCAATATAGTTTTGTTATAGCGGAAGTAAAGACAAGAGTTTGGGCAAAGACTTTAAAGGACATAATTCATAAGTTTGCTGTATACAGGTGTATGCGTGTGCGGACTTATTATAATACTTGTTGGAAAGACTTACGTCCAGAGGCAAGGGAAAAAATTAATAAGGTGTATCAAGTGGAATATTTGGAGAGGCACATAAAGGAACACTTAAAGGAGGATTAATCCTCCTTAAATTGATTCCCATATTAATAGGTTTACCCCAAAGAAGACAAGCTAACTTGGTTGGCTCTATTTCATATTTGAAGAAGTTTCCAGCTTATCAACAATAGAACGAAGTTCTTGCAAGGAAGATGCGACAAACGTATCTCCATTTTCCGAGCGGACAAACGCGCAGAAGTTAAACCTAGGTGAACACTCGCAGTAGATGTCTTCTGGGTCAACAAACAATTGCCAAGTTGGAACACCAAGAAGTTGTGCTACTTCTTCCAACCTCGCTTTTGTAGGGTTGCCATTGATAATGTTAGGGATACTTTGCTTGGTTATCCCTAACATCTTAGCAAAAGTAGTCTTTGTGATGCCTTTTTGCTTTAATATTTCTTCTAGTCTATACATATTATATATATTAAATGATTGTACGAACTTATTCGTTTGCAAAGGTACGATTAAATTACGAAAGTAAGAAGAGAATATTACTAATAAATGTGAATAAATATGACAGTTTGAATATATTCGTACTAACAAAGGTTAAATATAAGAAGATTTTCGTATTTTCTCTTGGTGATATGAGAAGATATTCGTACACTTTGCAATGTCTTTAAGAGATAAAGGCTTTAAAGTTTAACTATTAATTGCTGCTATGCAGCCGAGTCGGCACTCGTAAAACGGTTTGAGGATATGACTACTTCAATTAAGAACAAGATGAGAAAGGTAATGCAGTTAGCACATAGAGCCTATCAGTTGAAATCAAGTTCAATGTCTTGGGTTGAGTGCTTGAAACAGGCTTGGCAGGTCGTAAAGCTTGAGGCAGCAATGAAGACCAAGGTGGTAGAGTTCTTCTTTATGAAGATGAATGGTGAGGTAAGACAAGCCTTTGGTACTCTCCTTCAGAGCCACATTGACTACACTCCAAATGGTACTGGTCATGCAGCATCAAGAGATTGCATCCGCTATTGGGATGAAGAAAAGGGCGCATGGAGACAATTCAAGGCTTATAACTTCTTGCGAGTTGCATAAAGATATATACACGTTCTAAGGTGTTTGGCGAGGCTTTAATAGGGGTGAGCCTTTAATCACCCCTTTAGTTAAGGACTTTTAAAGTATTTGAGATATGGAGACAATCGCTAAGTGTTTGAAAGAAGTGTTCTACAAAGGGCATCATATTACCAAGGTGGAGGACGTATTTGGTCAGGTATCCGTTCGCATTGATAATATTGCTGAACCGGACTATGCTAGCATAGCCGATGCAAAACGAGTAATCAATGGTAAAGCCCCTAAATGGTTTACGGATGGTTATATGTGGGACGAAGCCAGTAAAAAGGTCGTAAAAGACCCTAACGCTTTCCGATGGGAGGAGTAAGAAAAGATAAGGTAAAGAACTTAATACAATTGGTTATGGAAAAGTTTATCAATGATGGTGGTTATGTCTTCGAGAAAACAAATGAGTTTCCGGATGGCTATGAGATTTGGGCGATTGGTCGAAGAAATTTCGAGCACAAAGGCTACGTACCATTGTGCGAGGTCGATGAGAACTGCAACGTCAAAAGAGATACCTTGAAGGCTTTGAAAGTCAAGGATGAAGCATTAGCTTTGACATTGCTCTATGAAGCCGTGAAACGAGGAGTTGACAAAAAGAAGTATAACAAAATGATTAATGCATAAGAAAATGGATGAGAATTTTCTGAATGTGCTCTATATCGAGCATACAGACAAAATAGGCGTTCTAAAGGACGATAAGGACGAAAGGGTATCAATTATCATTGGGACTGACAAAACGCTTGTAGAACGCAAAAGAGAGGGCAAAACGTACCTTCTTGTACCTTTGACAAAGAACCACGCATTTGTCTGCAAGGGTGATAGTATTGATGTGGATGGTGAGCGGTTCGATTCGGACATCTTTTTCCGCAAGGACGCTTGTCAGTGGATTGAGATTCACAAAGAAATGCTATTCAAGGTAGCGTAATGAATAAGGAGGTTTAAGCGATGAAAGTATATGTAGTAATATCTTCATACCAACATGGATTGGGTGAAGCAGTTGAGGTTGATGCAGAAGTCTTCTCTACCATAGATAAGGCAAGAAAAGCGATAAGACACAAAGGGATGAACACTTTGGAGAATTACAAGCGAGTTTTGAATTGCGATGATTATCTATACAATATCTCTGATTCTTTCTTCCATATCTCAGACAGCGAAGGTGAGACGTGGGATAATTTCGATATTGTAGAGCAAGAATTAAAGTAATATAGTTATGAAGATTAATGAAATCAAAAATATCTTAGATTATGCAAAGGAGTGTGGTCGTCTAGTAACAATTACACTTGTAAGTGGGCAAGTGTCTCATATAAACTTCAGTAAGAAAACAAAGACGTTTACTGCTACAGATGATGTAATCTTAGACGAAGAGGGACATCTTGTGATAAAATATGATACGGATGGAAGTAGAGATTACATTGATAGCGATTCCATCATTCGCATATTTATCAAAGAAGGTTTATAACAATTAATTAGATAAGAATATGGATGCAGGTCATGTGTATGTGATAATGTACGAAGCCGAGAAAAAAGGTCTAAGAGGAACTGTCAACTTGGTAGGTGGAGCAAAGATAAGTTTCGACTTCAGTAGTGTTGGTGGTGAAACCTCTTTCAATTGCAATACAAAGAACAGAACACTTATGATTGGGAGTGGGAATACTGTAGTATTCACACGTAAATACATAGATTGCAACTCTATCCAGTATATTGAGATAGTTGAGCGTACAAACTAATTATAGGAGATAAGAATATGGATATATTAGATTATTATGAGGTTGTCACCTCAAAGATTTTCAAGTTGGAAAGCATGAACGAAGGGCTTGTATTGATAGCACCGGAGCAGGAGGTGGATGGAGTCCGTTCCTTGATGGTGGGATTATATGTTCCTGAGCATGAACGATACAAGATGTATACTTTCCGTTCCTCTATGAATGAGGGTGAACTAGGTGACAAGTACAAGGCGATGGTCGGCTCAATGGATGTGCTTAAACCGGATTGGGACAGAATCTCAAAGAAAAGACGGAAGAGGATCTAACCTCTTACCGCCTTAAGGATGCATTCGTTGATGAAGTCACTCTTGTTTCCGTCTAAGGAATTGAGGATGTCAAGTGTTTCTTCTGTGGCAGAAAAGAACATACGTTTAGCGCATTTTTTCTTGCGTCCACAGCCTTCTCTTGCACCTCCCCATGACTTGGTTGTCTTTTCTTCGTTTGTGCCCATACGTTAAAAATTTGGTGGTTTGAAATAAATTTCGTACCTTTGCAACGAAATCCCAAGGTGGGAGGCGGTGGTGTGAACACTACCTCCCTGTTGGAAATCTAAGCTTTACAATTCAATTGTAAGAGCAACTTTGATTTTCCAAATCCGAACTGAAATGTAAACTCTCATACGGCTTTGGGATTTCATTTTACCTACTCTTTCAGGTTTTCGGCATCCCCTTTGCAATCTCTCATTGATTACACTGCAAAGATACGAAAAATATTTGAAATATGCAAACTATTTCAAGATAATTTTTAGAAAATATGAAAATAAATTAGAGTTTTCTTGCATTTCTCGAAGGTTTTTATTACCTTTGCGAATGTAAACAACAAAACAATGAGCTTATGAAAGTATTATCTATTCGCCAGCCGTATGCTTGGTTAATCGCTATCGGCTGCAAGACCATTGAAAACAGAACCTGGAATAGAAAGTTCCGTGGTCGTTTCCTTATTCATGCTAGCCAAGCCAAACCTGAAAAACTTGACGGATGGCAGGAGAGCGCAATGAAGAAATATTGCCAAGAGCATGGTATTGTTATTCCGGACTTCAAAGACTTGCCAACGTCAGCCATTATCGGCAGCGTAGAGTTGGATGATATTCAGTATCATGAGGCTTATCCGGATGCATTTGCTGAAGATTTCCAATATCATTGGTTCTTGAAGAATGCTAAATTGTTCGATGAGCCGATTAGAAATGTCAAAGGTAAGTTATTCCTCTGGGATTATGAGTACAATGAAGCCGAAAAGTAAAATAACAATACTTCTGTAATAAAAATACAAGTCGTTGAAAATTAGAGCAAAAGTATTTGTTATTCTCTAGAGTATATAAGAGTTAAATGTAAATATATTATTAAACGTTTAGATCATGAAGAAGGTCTTATATTTTATTTCTTTTGTTGTGCTTTTGTTGACTAGTTGTACATCAAAGGAAAACAAAGCAGATGCCCTTATTAAGGCAAGAGGGTTTGAGTGCGCCAATGTAGAGAAGTTAGAGGAATTTCAATGCAATCCTGCTTCTGCCGAAATGGTTATGGTTGCTTATAATAGTTTGTGGCGCAACGACTCGCTGTCTAGGAATATGCGTTTGTCTAGTAGTAATATCAATTATGTTTATAATGAGATACAAAGACAAGAGCAAAATGCAAAAAAACTGTTGGAAAAAGCTGATGAGATTGGCATGATTAATAATCACACAGAATTATGTGGTTATTATGTTGTTATCTCTCCTGATAAGATAAATGGTGCGTATATAGACAAAAATAGAAAATGTACAAGGTATGAAGTCTTCTTCGATAAAGATGTCGAACGCATCATAGGAATACATCCAATTGGTAAATAAACGAATTAACAGGTTTAGTGTTGTAAAGTTAGTATATTGACAATTTAAATAAATGTGATTATGAAGAAGAAATTAATAATTGCCATCATCGCAGCTATCGTTGTGATAGGTGGCGGCATTGGTGGTTATGTGTACCATTCCAACCAAGTGAAGGCAGAGAAGCTAGCTGATTACAAAAAGGCATTGCAGGGTTTTTATGAAGGTGAAAGAGACATGACCTATGGAATTGACTTTATCCTTACTGATTATTTAGCTAATTGGAGTGGAGCGATACATAATCAAAAAGCCTTGGACAAGACAAACAAAGTGGTTGATTGTGAATCTTTTAATGATGCACTTTCAATGAGATATACATTTTATACAAGATTTGGTGCTTTCAACACTATTGATAGTGCCTATATAGCTTTAGGTAAATATTTAGAAACTATAAAAAACAATGCGAAAGAAGAAAATTCTGATGTAGTAAAACTTTGCGAAAAGCAGTATGAGGAGTTGAGTAATGCAATTACTATGGCAAAAGACCCAAATGGTTCTTATATGGAATTTTCTATGCAGAAAGGAAATTGTTTTCAAAAATTATATAGTACAGACCGAATATTGGCATCAAAAGGGAATGTTATAAAAAAAGATTTAGGAAGTCTGAATATGGCAGTTCATGGAGAGCTTTTTCTAGTAGATAGAAATTTAAAGACCAAGGAAGGTTATAAGGAGTATAGTAAAAGAGAGGGGATGCTTATGGATATTTCCTGGAGATTACAAAATGTTGATTACGATGATTAGATAGTTTTTATATAGAAGAAAAATAAGTAAACAAGACCGAGCCTTCTGCATGTGAATGTGGAAGGCTTTTTTGTGTCTAGACCTTATTCTTTGCACTTAAATCTTTTGTGAAATCACACCTTTTAATTCATTCGTTATTCCTTTGATTATTAGCTAATTTTGCCAATAAAAAGTAAAATATGGCAGAATTAGAATTTAACCTCCGAGCGAATTTCTCCCAAATCAAGGAAGCCAAGGAAGAGCTTGAAAGATTGCGTGGTGAATTGTTGAAGACTTCGAGAGCGACAGATAAATCTGTGGTTCAAGACCTCACGGATAAATATGCTGAACAAAAGCGTAAAGTAACCGAATTAAGCGAAGCAATGGGTCGTTATGCTATGGTAACGAGCAGCGATTATGCAAAGAAAATGCAATCTTTGACACGGGAAGTATATGCTTTTGAATTGCAAGCCGACTCGTCCAGGCGAAAGATAGAGAAGCTTTCCAATGAGATAGCGAAGATGGAAAGCAAAATGCGCAGAGGTGGCCTTGATGTAGGAACAAGCGCAATTCTTTCTGATAATATATCATCCAGCTATGCCTCGTTGAAAGACGAAAAGGCTAGACTGGAGAATCTTACGGGATTAGGTAAGAAAGCGAGACAAGAGTTACAGAATATGCAAACGGAATATGCTAAGTATTCGGGTTCTGTATCTCCTGCTAAGGATATGACCAATCAAATGACGAATGCTTTTGCCCAAATGATTGCGGAAATGAAGCAAGCCCCTACTGTCGGTGAAGGTATTTCCTCATTGTTTGGTCGTTTGAATGGTGACGCAAGGCAACTAGCTATGAGTTTACTTGGTGGTCTCGGCTTTGAACAATTGGCTGAGCACATTTTTAACGTCCGCTCTCAATTCCAACAATTGGAAATTTCTTTTACAACAATGTTGGGCAGTGAGCAAAAGGCTGGTGCGCTTATGGATGAACTTATCCAAACTGCTGCTCGCACACCTTTCAACATGACAGACGTTACTGAAGGCGCAAAACAACTTTTAGCATATGGAATTCAAGCCAATGAAGTAAATGACACCTTGGTACATTTGGGTGACATTGCTTCCGGTTTGAATATTCCTCTAGGTCAGCTCGTTTACCTTTACGGAACGACCGTTTCGCAAGGAAGAATGTTTACAATGGACTTGCGTCAGTTTATGGGTCGAGGCATTCCTATGGCCGAGACCTTGGGGCAAATTATGGGTAAGACTGTATCTCAAGTGCAAGAGGCTGTAACGAAAGGTGAAGTCGGTGCAGATCTTGTGAAAGAAGCGATTGTGAAGATGTCAAGCGAGGGCAGCAAATTCGGAGGCTTGATGAACAAGCAAGCCGAAACCCTTCAAGGTCGTTGGTCGAACATAGAAGATACGATAGACCAAGCAATCAACTCTATAGGACAAAAGACACAAGGAATCTTTGGAACAGGTCTTGACTTAATATCTTCTCTGATAGAGAATTGGGAAACTTTGGTTAAAGTTATTGGTTCAGCGGCTGTTATGGTCGGAACTTACAAAGCTGGCTTGATGGCAGCGGCAAGCATTCAGAAGGTTCAGAATGCTATGACAATGGCATCAATCACAGAGGAACTTGATTCTAAGTTAGGAGAGGCTAGAGACCAAGAGAACAACTTCCGTTCCTTAAATGGTAAAGACACCAAGCAGTATCGGGCAAATAGATACAAGGCTTTAGGTGATGCTATTGCCGATACGTCAAACATCGGTGATGATAAGACCGAGGAAATCGTCTCAAAGCAAATTGAGATGGCGAGAAACGAGGGTCTTATCACCGAGCAGATGGCTCAACAACTCCAAACAAAGCGAGATTTATTGGTTGCCCAGCAAAAGGCTGCTGATAATGAGCGCATGGAGTATGAGAACGCAAAGCGGACAAAAGAAATTGAAGAGGAAGCCGCACGACAGAAAAGAGCCGATGCGGAAATGGCTGCTAAAATTAACGCAAAGGCTGCAAAGAAAGCCGCTATAGACGAGGCTAACAATACTCCTTTGGGTAAGGCTATTCTTAACACCAATGCTATAGAGGAAAAGAAGAAACAGGCAGAGGTAAGCATTGAGTTAGCCAAAGAAGAGGCAAGGGAACAACATGGAATTGTTGAGGAAATCGGTGCTCAAATCAAGAAGCAAGAAGAACTTGTAGCCGCAAAAAAGGAGCAGGTAAAGTCTTCATACCAAAACGTGACTGATTTGGGCGGTTATGATGATAGCTTTGGTGATGATTTGAAATTACGAGACCAAGCAGTAAATCAATATGTAGCTGAGCAGCAAAAGTTGAACGACCTCAAGCAGAAGAGTTATGAGGCTTCCCAAAAGGCATATATCGCAGACCAAAAAGTATTGGGTATGCAAGAAGACCTTAAAGGTGTAACCCAAGAGCTTAATCAAGCTATAGAGGAGGAAAACCGAATCTATGGAGAAACTGGAGCTAGTGCGGACGAGATAAACAAGCTGGTGAATGAGGGTGTTGCGGCAAAAGAGGGCGATACGGCTGCGGTTAATGCAAATACTGCTGCTAAACAAGGGAACACGTCAACAGAAAATGCCAACTCAACGGCACGAAACGCTAATACCGGAGCTACCACAAGACAATCTGCATCAAATGTGGCAAACACAACCACAGAGAATGTTAATTCTGCGGCTACCGGAGCGAATACGGCTTCTCAAAACGTGAATACAAGTGCGAAGCAACGCAATTCCTTTGTTACTGGTATGATGTCAGTTGGTACAAAGGCTGCAACCTTGGCTCAGTCGGCTTTTACTTGGGCAACTAATGCTTTGACAACAAGCTTGCGTAGTCTTTGGGCTGCTATGATCGCTAATCCATTGACAACTGTCATTACTTTAGTGAGCACAGCTATTTCTGTATTCTCTATGTTTGGTGACGAAACGGAAGATGTTGCGACCAAGACTGCAAACATGGGGAATAAAGCATCAGAGGCAAGTGCAAAGGTTCGTGCATTGTTTGCTATCTTAGGGGATGGAAAGGATGCGGAAAGTCATAAAGACACGATAGATGCACTGAAAAGCGCATACGAACAATATGGTATAGCGCTCGATACCACAATTATGAAGTCCGGAAACGAAGCTTCAAAGGTACAAGAGCTGATGAAGCATAAGGAAGATTTGATAGGTGTTATCGAAGAGCAAACTATTGCTATGGAACATCAAAATGCCGTACAGCAAGCGTATGACGATTATAATACCAGTAAGAATTCCGCAAAGATGGATTTTCAGGAGGCAACTAAAGGCGTGCTTACAAGTGATCAAGCTGCGTTTGCCACCATTGCGGTAAAGGATGAAGATTTAGATAAACTTATCGAATTAAGCAAGAAATATAAGGAAGTTAGAGACAATTCGGAAGAAATGTACAAACTCAACCAGCAGTATGCTTCTGTCATGGATAAGGTTTCCGAAGGTGTAATGAGATATTATAAAAACCTTCATCTTTCTGATGAACAAATAAGAAGTATAACGGGAGCAACAAATGAATACATTTCTACTATTACCCATTCAAAGGAAGCGTTAAATGAGAGGGTTAAATCTGAGAACAAAGCTAAAGTTGCAGCGGAGAATGCTAGTAAAGAGGTAAGAAAGCTTTCAGATAGTACAAAGGAGAATGCCGAACGTAACAGGTTGGCGAAAAAGTCATTTAAGGAAATGGCTGTTGAAATGGATGAAATCCGAAAGATTTGTGAAAGAACTTATCATATGAAAATCAAGGTGGACTATGACGATAAGTCATTGCCCGCTTGGATTAAGAATATGTCTCAGAGCCAAAGGGCAGGAAGTGCAAGAGCAAGATTGGCATGGTTGAAAACCCATAAGCCGGGAGATACAACAAAGAAGTTTGGTGGAACTAATAAGAATTATTGGACTATTTATAATGAAAGCCGAGGGCTTCAATACAAGGGGGAAAAGGTAGAGAGTACACCAACCGAGACTGAGGCTCAGAGAAAGAAACGTCTCGCTGCTGAAGCTAAGAAAAAACGTGAAGCGGAACGTGCGGCAACTAAGGCAGAGCGTGAAGCAAATCAAAAGGAAACGATGGCTGGTAATAAGCGCAAGGCAGAGGAGGACTATGCTAAGTCTATTTCTTCCTATTCGGAGAAAGCCAGTGATGAGTTGTCAAAGCGAAGAACGGAATTGATTAAGAATGAGACCGAAAAGGAGATTGCTCAAATTAATATGTCTTCAGACAAGGAGAAAAAGGCTATAGAGGATTCGATTGACAAACTCGTTGAGGCTAAGAAGAAGAAAGACCAGATTGTTTGGGTAAATTCGGGAAAAGGTCGTAAAGCCAGCATGTGGAAACAGGGTAAGTCCGATGCGGAATACCGCAAAGAGGTATTGGGCACACAAATGGTTGACGACAAGGGTAATCATCTTGGGAAGACCATTGGACAGAACTCTGAAGACCAAATTGCCTTGATTGAGAAACAGAGACAATTAAAGCTGAAGGAAATCCAGCAAGCGGAGATAAAGGACATGTTGGATTTCATGAAGCAGTATGGTAGTTTGGAACAGCAGCGTTATGCTATCTTGAAAGAATATGCCGACAAGATAGACCTTGCTAGAGAGAAAGGTGATACTTTTGGCGCAGCGAGTGCGGAAATGGAGATGAACGACCAGTTGAAGAAGTTGAATTTTACGGATTTCAAGGATTCTATCAATTGGGATGTTGTCTTTCAGGATATGAACCGATTGAGTATTCCTTATCTTGAAGACCTTCGTAAGAAAATGAAGGAGTTGCTTGGTTCGGGTACGTTGGAAATTGATGACATGAAAACCGTATCTGACCAAATCTACAAGATTGATGATGCGATTTCAGAGCAGAAGGATAGATGGGGATTGGTTAATGATGCAGTCCGTGAACACCGTAGGCTTATTGATGAGGCGAAGGATGCGCAAGACCGATTGGCACAAGCTAGAAAGGGGGAGTTTGATGCCAAGGCTGATAATATGAGCCAAAGGAGAAAAATCCAAGGCGTGTTTGCTGAAAGTGGGGTTAACATAGATACCAGTAATATCACTTCTGCCAATAAGGACAAACTTATGGGTTCTACCAAGAATCTCAGTGTAAGCCAAACGGAGAAGTTACGTAAGCTTTTTGATGATTTGGCGGTTTCAGAGGTTAAGGTCGGAAAGGCTACAAAGGAAGTCGGAAAGGCACAGGAAGAAGCCAAGGTAAAGCAGGATGCTGCAAAGAAGAGCTTGCATGATACTATAGAGGAATGGGCTGAGGGCTTGAGGAAAATCCAAGAGAAGCTGAAAGACCTTCCTGGGTTAGTCGATGCTTTGGGTCTCGGAAATACAGGCTTTGGTAAAGCTGTGAATAACGGAATGGATGCATTGAACAGTGGAACACAAGCCTTTTCTGATTTTGCAAGCGGAAACTACATAGGTGCGGCTATGAATGGAATAAAAACCATTGGCTCGTTGGGCAAGATGTTCGGTATAGGCGGAGGTAATGGTGCAGAAGTTGCGAAGAAAACTGAAGAGCTGACCGAGAGCAATGACAGATTGATGTATTCCATTGATAAGTTAAAAGAGTCTATTGACAAATCTTCCGGTTATACAGCCGTCAGCAACTATAATGCTGCTTACGATGCTCAAAAACAGGTTAACACCCAAACGATGGATATTCTCAAAACACAGATGGGGTATCATGGGGCACACCATTCAAATGCTTATTATTGGAATCTTTCTGCACAAGATTATGCGGCAATCAATAAGACTTTGGCTGAGCAAAGTAAGATAAGGGGTGGTTATACTAATTCTTCGATAAACAAGGTTAATTCCTTGGAGGATATATACAAGCTCACTCCAGAGCAGATGGCTGACATTCGTACACATAATGCGGATGTATGGAAGAATATGACCGACCAAGGCAAGTATGATAAGACGGAATATTGGGAGCAATATACAGAACTGGCGGGCAAACTAGAGGAGTTGACGGAGCAAATCAATGAGAATTTGACTCAAACAACCTTTGATTCGATGAAGAGTGACTTCATAAACAACCTTATGGATATGAGTAAGTCTGCAAAGGATTTTTCTAATGACTTCACTACAATGCTCAACCAGTCGATGCTCAACTTCGCTTTGGGAGACCTTATGAATAAAAAGCTTAAGCCTCTTTATGAGAGCTGGGCAAACAAGATGAAAGAGAATGGAGGAAGGAAGCTCACGCCAACCGAATTGAATAATCTTAAAGAAGAGTATGACAAGATAGTTCAAGAGGGTTTGGCTATTCGTGATAATATTGCTGATATTACGGGTTACAAACAATCTTACGAGCAGTCCGCTTCTTCCGGTTCTTTTGAATCAATGAGTCAAGACACAGGCGATGAGTTGAATGGTCGTTTCACTGCGGTACAGATCGCTACAGAGGGAACGTATGAGGAAACAAAGCTCATAAATACCAAGTTGGATGCTATTGTAGCTCGTAATGGTGGTGCAGAGTGCAGTTTATTAACGGCTAGCGTGAATACTATTATGGGTAATGTAGGTAACATTTGGTTAGCTGTTGATGAGGGTAGGACTATCCTTGCACAAAGCTTGATGTACTTGCAGTCGATTGATGAGAGACAAGAGCGATGGCATAAGCCTATGTTGCAAGCATTCAATGATATACACGAATTGAAAGATAAGATGAGTAGATTGTAAACAAAGAAGAGGAACGTATGATGCGCTCCTCTTTCTTTTTATAGTTTCTTTTCTTCCAGTAATTCGTCAACTCTCGCTTGAAATGCAAGTTCTGTCTCTGAAAGGCTGTAGCCAGAGTAGGAATAGCTTGTCCCGATGATGTGGCCATCAAACCTTCCAGTATTGTCATCCTTTGTGAAAGTGCCTTTGTAGCCCTTGTATTGGAATACTATTTCCTTGTTGTCCTCTTGCTCATCCTTGTCGTAAGACTTAGCTATCTTAATCAGGTAACAAAAGCCGAACATGAATAGGCAAGAGATAAAGGAAGAGATTGAGAATCCAACCATTGCCCATCCTATCGCCTTCGTCTCCTGCTCTCCAAAGAAGCCCATCATCAAGCCGATGGCAAACAATAATATAGTTAACCATAGTGCTACTGTACTAATTAACGAGAGAACACGGAATACCGCTGTACCTCTCAAATTGAAAAAATCATTCATAGCCGTAAAAGTTTTAATTATTAATACTTGCAAGGAATGTTCCTTACGTTACTTAACACTTTCCAACTTGTCCAGCACGTCCCTAGCCTCAGCAATGGACGATGCGGAATACAACTCACCACCTTGTTTTATTAGGGCGATGAAATCTGATTTATCGTCATAAGTAGGCTTACTACATCTTTTAACAACATCTTCTTCTGATATAAAGAGCTGCCAAATCGGTACGTTAAGGGCGTTTGCGAGTTTTTCCATCGTTGTGTATGATGGTCTTTCTATTTGCCCTAATAACGTACTACGAGTAACACCTATTAATTTAGCAAATTCTTCTTGGTTATAGCCTTTGCTTTTTATAAGTTCTTTTATTCTCATAATCTATATAATAATGTATTATACTTATTTCGATTGCAAAGTTATGCAAATTTTCTATATGTACGGCATTTTCCGTACTAAAATACGTTAAAATACGGAAAAAACCACACAAAATATTTGGTGATGTACGGAAAAAGCCGTATCTTTGCATCGTGATTAAGAAACAAAGGTCACAATAACATTATTAATTTAGCTGAGGTTGCACCTCCGAGTCGGCACTCGTAAAACGGTATAGCAATATGACTACTTCAATGATAAGAAGAAACTTGATTCAGAAGTTCGTTATGATAGAGTTCGTAAGCAACAGGATAAACACCCAAAAGGACGTTGATAGAATGTTGAATATGATAACAATAAAGCTCAATATGAACAACGATGAGGCTAAGAGCTTCTTGCGTGAGAGCATCGGACTTGCAAAGTAAGTAATTTAAGTTTAACGTTTAAAATTGAAAGATTATGGCTACTACATTTAAGAATATGATGAGAGAAGTGATGAATATGGCACACAGAGCCTTTGAGTTGAAATCAGCAACAATGAGTTGGGCAGAATGCTTGAAGCAAGCTTGGCAGGTAATAAAGCTGAAGGCTCGCATGAAAAAGCAGGTCGTTGAATTCTACTTTCAGAAGATGAATGGTGAGATTCGTCAGGCTTTCGGCACTTTGATGGAGAGTCATATTGACTACACTCCTAACGGCAAGGGTTACGCTTGCAAGGACTGCACAAAGTATTGGGATGAAGTCAAGGGCGAGTGGAGACAATTCAAGAACTACAACTTGATTAGAGTTGCTTAACAAGGTTATTAAGGATTTAAAAAGAAACTAGATATGAGCGCAAAGATTATCGTGATGCAAGGCAACATGATCGCAACCATCGAAGAGACGAACAAGGACGCATTTATCAAGCGTGGTGAGTATAAAGAGACCGAGCTGGACAAACATAAGCGTGAGGTCGATTTCTTGATTACAAGCATCGCTAACCGCTACGAAGTGACATTCAATCACAAGGTTGAGCTGAAGGAAAGCCGAAGCATTAAGAAAAGCGAATATTTCGATAACATCTACTACGTTACCGAGAATGCATTGAACAAGCTGAAAAAGCAATACTCATACGAGTGTGACTTGTAATAGATTTCGTGAGGCACACGCTAAACTGCACCGGACTTTGGACATTAAATATTAAAGAGATATGGATAAGAATTTGATGGATGCTCTTTACGTTGAGCATAATGGCAGGATTGGTGTTTTAAGCTCAGATGAGCACAAGGTGGTATCACAGGTTATCGGCACGGATTTGACGCTTGTGTACGACAAGAAAGAGGGTGATACATACCTTTTGATACCATTGACCCGAAACCACAAGTTCGAGTGCAAGGGTAGCCACATTATCGTGGATGGCAAGCGGTTCGATTCTGACATCTTTTTCCGCAAGGATGCTTGCCAATGGATTCAGATGCAATCTAATGAAATGCTATCAATGGTAGCGTAACATAACATAAGGTGAGGCACACCTGTACAACTGCACAATATCTTTGAAGTTTAACAATTAAATTCCGTGAGCAATGGAAAGAAGAAGTAATGTGCAACAACGTGCCACGATAGCTGGTCGTGCTGGCGAGGGCAGAAGTCCTTCAAAGCAAAACAAACGTTAATGTTTCAAACAAAACACTAAAGCGTTTGCAAGTTAAAGAAAATAGCTTTAACTTTGCAGCCGAAAGTAACAAGGTTGTGAAGTGAGAGAGCACGACTGGCTAAAAGTTGGAAATAATTAATATTTAATATATTTTCATTTGCTCCAAGCGTGGAGCATCGTCATTCCGTTCATCGCCTTACATAAGTGGACGGTTGACACAAGCCCTGTCCATCCTCTCTCACAATATGGTGGACGGGGCTTTCCGTTTCTATCACAGCCAAGCATTAAATATTAATTATTAAATAATATGAAAGATTATTTAGAAAAGAATTTGAATGATGCACCCATGCTGGGAGCATTTGTAAATCAGAGTGATGAAATCAAGGTTGAAGGCTTTGAACTCATCAAGGTAGAAGAACGTGATGGTAAGCAAGCCATCAATGCAAGAGAGCTGCACCAAAAGTTGGGTAGCAAGTATCAATTTGCGAATTGGATTCAAGAGCGTATTGAAAAGTACGGATTCGTTGAAAATCAAGACTATGAGGTTTTTAAGGAAAATCTTAAAAACTCAAAAGGTGGCAGACCAAGCAAGGAGTACGCCCTATCTTTAGACATGGCGAAGGAGTTGTGTATGATTGAGAACAATGAGAAAGGTAGGATGATTCGCAAGTACTTCATTGAAGTCGAGAAAGCTGCCAGAGTCAAGTACGAGCAGGAGAAGCTGGACAAGAAGGCGTCCGATTCCTTTGACATCAAGCTGAAGTGGTTGAACTTTCTTCCTGGTTATCTGAACCTCAGCGATGTTTCCAAATTGGCGATGGCTAAGAAAATTGCTGAACCATTAGGGTTGCCGACACCTGATTATGTGAGCGCACCGAATGGTGCAAAGCATTCCGCAACGGAATTGTTGAAATCTCATGGTGTTGGATTGTCTGCCCGAAAGTTCAATGAGTTGGCGGTAAATGCTGGTTTGTTGGAGTTAAAGGAGCGTATGGGTACGACCAAGGTACACAAGTATTGTGAGATTACCAAGAAAGGATTGGCTTATGGTGAGAACGACATCAATGAGAAGAACATGAGCCAGACTCAGCCACATTGGTATGATTCTAAATTTGGGGAGGTGTTGGAAATCATCGGATATAAATCATCAGAGAAGACGGATATGTTTGCAAGCGGTGAGGCACACAATTAAACTGTAGTAATATTGATATATAATCGAGAAGGAGGGGAATGCGTGATGCACTCTCCTCTTTTTTTATGGTGAAAGTTTTTGTTTTTCACAATATAGATAAGTGTTGTTAAACTGAATGCTAATTTTTGGTAGAGTGGAATATAATAGTTATCTTTGTGTTCGAATTTCAAAACTTATAAGGATATGAAGATATTAGAGCCAAAATATGAAATCCTATCCCAAGGTGAGGGTATGGATGGAGTTTATAAGCAGATAGAGTTGTGTGGTCGTACTTGCTATGCGTCAAGTATGAAGATAGACAAAGACAGCGCAAAGCCTTTCGTTGAGCGCATGGTGAACTCGAAGCACCATTCAATGTTGGAGCATGGAACGATTTACCTCCATGTAGCCTATGAAGAAGGATTTTTTGTACCGGAGTCTTTGTTGGTCAAGCACTATCGTGAGAACAAGTATTCCAAGGTGATGCAGATAGGTAACGATTACTATATTACGACCAACTACAGAGTGATAGTTGAGAATGAATGGTTTGACGACTTGGACTATATCTGCGAGCCTACGGAATGGCATGAGAAGCGAATAACCATCCGCTTTACTACTCAGATTGCGGTAAGTAGAGAGGCTAACAGACATCGTGTAGATTCCGTAGCTGAACAAAGCACTAGATATTGCAACTATAGTAAGGATAAGTTCGGAGGCGAGATTGCTATCAACAAGCCAAAGTGGGTTAGCGAAGATGATGCGGTTAATCCATTGTCTTTTGATGGTGGAACATTTGTTGACCTATCAAAGAACATCGGTAGTTATGAGCATTGGAGTCCGGTAGAAAAATGGTGGTTTGCCAATAGAGTATGTGAAATGATGTATTTGTCTTTGGTTAAGGATGATGGTTTAAAGCCACAAGATGCGAGAACTATTCTTCCTCTTGATACCAATACGGAGCTGATTCATACCGCATTCGTGAGTGATTGGCTTCATTTCTTCGATTTGCGATCAAAGGGAACTACCGGAAAGCCTCATCCAGATATTGAGGTCTTGGCAACCCCATTGATGAATGAGTTCAAGGAACGAGGTTTGATTTAATCGCTTATGAAGAAGAAAGCCAAGCAAATAGCCAAGGTGATGAGCAATGATTCCTTAGAGGTTGTTGCTCAGATGATTGTTGATGAGGCTAAAGGTGTGCGCTATGAAGTGTATGCTGATGGCTCTAGTAAGAACAACAAGTGTGGTTGTGGTTGGCTTGTGCTTCATAAGGGAGCGATTATCAAAAGTGGGAAATATACATTTATCATAACCAAAGTGAATGATTCGGTGAGAGCCGAAATAAGGGCGGTTATCCAAGCATTGGGTGATTGCCCTCTTTCTTGCTCTGTTGACGTGTACGTGGATTGCCAAGTAGCTATCGAAAGAATACAGGCTTGCAGGTTGGGAGATTTGCAGCCTATATATAATAAGGTGGCAAAAGGCAAGGTGATAAGATACCATTGGGTTAAGGCTCATAGAGGTAATATGTATAACGAAATGGTGGATTCTTTGGCTTTTTCTGCTACAGAAAGTTAATTTCGCGCCTACATATATAATAAGCGTTAAAATATAAAAGAAATACATTAAATAATTTGCATATTTCAATAATTCTTTGTATCTTTGCATCGTAATTAAGAAACAAGGTTATTAATTTTAAAAGGTGAGACACACCGTAAAAACTGTGATTCGTTATGAATACTAGATTGAGTAAGAAAGAGACAATGGTTTATGGCAACATCGAAGTGATGGCTGATGTAATTGGTGGTAACAAGTACTTTACATTTGCTGAGTTGTATGATTTCGATTTGGATAATACCAAGGATGAGTTGAAAGAAATTTTAAACTCTTTGACTGAGAAAGGTTACTTGAAGAGTTTTAATGATTTCGATAAAACTTATCGAGTTTTGAAGTAAGAACAAAAAAGGGGATATGAAATCCCCTTACAATATAAATTTAAAACGTGAGACACACGTAAAACTGTATTGAAACAATGAAAAAGGTATTCACAATTGAGAATGCGTTAGCGTTTTTATTTGCTCTTGAAATAGTATCGTTAATATTTTTTCTAGGTTAGGGCTTATGCAGATTAAGTTTGGTAAGATAAAGTTTACTGCGGCTAAGTCCGAAAAGGGATGCCGCTTTGATGCTTGCTATAAAGGTGAGCATGTGGCTTTTGAGAGTGAAGATATGTCTTTGTATGATGATGTCTCTTCTGATAATAGTAGAAGAGCAAAGGCTGCAAAGAGAGTGATTTATGAGAATATTAAACACAAGTATTATGAGACCCATAGAGATTAGCGATTTCAACGCAGCTGATGAATTTGTCGTTGAGGCTATGATGCACGATGGTAAATTCAAGGTAATCGGCAAAGTTATCACGGACAATAACCTTCTGAATGATGATGATTTGGTAACTATTTGGGATTATGCCAATTGGCAGACAAACGGCTATGAAAAGATGGTCGTTTCCAATGGAGTGTATAAAGGCTTGAAGGCATTTAGCGATGGTCGATTGTTTTATGTCATTACGGATGATGAGGTAGGAGTGGTAAACGACAATATCATGGTACGTAAGCATTATGATGTCAGCAATGGCTATTATATCAAGTCATCAAGGTTGCATAAGGAGCAGAACAGGGATATTTGGTGTTTTGGTAGCCGTGAGACCATAATCAGTGAATACAAGTCAAACCCTTTTATCTGAGGTAAGTGATGGATGAGTATGAATTAGTAGCGAGATTTTATAAAGATAACGCTTCTTTTATAGAAGAGCAAGAAAAGCGAGAAGAGCAAGAATTAAAAATCGCAATTTGTGAAGCAAAAAATTTTTAGTCAAGCATGGATTAAAACCACAACAGTATGGCAAATGCAAATTTAACAATGCGAATACTAGAACAGAATGTGTATTTCACGATGGCGATTGGCGAAAATCAAACTTTATATTAGTCAAGGTTTTTAGAGACAAGATATATTGTTGGTTTGACGCAGTAAAAGTTAGATAACATCATCCAACAGCTAGAAGCGAGGTTGAGCGCATTGAAGTAAATTTAACTTCAGAGTTAAAAGCCTATGAGTGGTGGACGTTTTGATTATGCTCAGTATAGGATTGCTGACATATATACAAAGATAGAAGATTATATTGATGGTCATCCATTGGATGAGGAAGATGAAAGATGTTTTCTCGAAGACCGATGGTTAGAGGAGGATGAAGACAAGTATGTTAGAAAGCATCATCATACGATTCCTAACAAATACGGCTTGTCTAAAGAGACTATCAAGGAATTCAAGAAGGGCGTTGAACTTCTGAAGAAAGCTCAGGTTTATGCCCAAAGAATTGATTACCTTCTTTCCGGTGATGATGGAGAAGATAATTTCCATCTACGTTTGAAAGAGGATTTGGCAAATCTTAAAAGTAAGAAAGGATAGATTATGAGTTGGAATTATCGCTTAGATACACCTATGATGCAATTAGCTGAAGAGGTGAATAAGAAATATGATACCGATGCAGGTAAGATGCTTCTTTGCACTTATCTCTTCATGGTATCAAGTGAAGAGGTCAAGGACAAACAAGCTTTCTTTGATTGGGTAGAAGAACTGAGTAAGTCCTGTAAGTGCGATGCGGTAGGGGAGTACGTGAAAATCAACGGCAAAGCCGACTGGCTGCATGGTGGATTCAATAAGCCGATTTACCGACACTACAAGGGTAATTTCTATGAGTACCTTGGTGAGGTTACTGATAGCGAGACTTCTGAAGCTAAGGTTGCGTATCAAGCAGTGTGCGGACAGCATGAAGTTTGGGTGCGACCAAAGGAAATGTTCTTTGGTAATGTTGAGGTAGATGGTAAGCCAGTTCCTCGATTTGAGAAGGTAGATTTAAAAGACTTAGAGAAACAAGCCGAGAGCAATGGACAGAAAAAAGATTAAGAGTTTGCTAGGTCAAGCAATCTTGCGAGTGAATGAAGTCGTACCGAATTTCGATGATTTGGATAAGATACTTCCTTTGCTTAGACAGGCGATTGATGAATTAGATAAGTCAGAATCGGGTTCAGTTTAGAAAGGGTGAAAAATGGCAAATAGGCATACGGTAAAACCAAAGGTAGTTCCTTTTGAGATAGCCAAGCTTCTGAAGGAGGTTGGCTACGATGAAAAGATAGCCGAATTTTGGGCTTACGCCAGCCCTTGGACAGCAAAGGGTGGCATTCGTAAGGGTGGTAAATATAGTGAGCATTACGGAAGTTATATTGCTTACTCCAATTCCGAGTGGGAGAAATCCAATATTGAGTTTTCTGCTGCCTTAAAGTTGAATAGTAAGCATCCGGCAATATCCGCTCCAAGCTATGATATGGTGCTTGATTGGCTTTTAGAGCATTTCGGTTACTATATTTGTGTCGCAAACATTTCGAAAGATAAGTTCTGTTGGCAAACTACATCATGGCGTGTAGAGGAAGGCTTGTGTCATACGGATGGTAAGGAATATTCCAGTAGATACGATGCAATGGATGCCGCATTCAAGAGTATCTTAAAGGCTCGCATAGATAATAAAGAAAACGAGGAAATCAAAAGACTTTTGGAGGAAATACAAGATGGAAAGACTTTATGATACTTTTGTACACGCAATAATGATGAAGTTAGAAGCTCGTTTATATGTTGAACTCGAATGTGTTTATAAGGATATAACAAACAAGATTGTTGAGAAGAAAGGTAAACTCACCAACGAAGACGTAATTGAGTTTCAGAAAAAACTACAAGAAGTGTACGACACGAATGCTGCTATTCGTGAAAAGGTTACAGGCATTAAAGATTCCAAGAATTGTATCTTAACTAAAGAAGCATGTGAAGAGCTAATAAAGCGACTTAACGTGATTAATATAAAAGAAAATGAACAAGCAAAGAATGATAGAGTGGATAGCCACTTGTGATACAGGTGTCTCTTCAATGACTATGTGGAGTGCATTGATGGGGGTAAAACGAAAGAAAGATTTGAATATTCCCAAAGACAATAGTGACTTCCGTAGATGCTATGACATGGTAGAATACGGACACGTAACCTTGGATGAGCTACAAGCTGTGAAGGAGCAGTATCCTTGGTTTGCTCCTGTTGTTGACAATTGGAAGGAGTTGTCTCTTTTGTTTGAAGAAGAGCTGGACAAACGCTTGTATATGCGTATTCGTCAGCTATGTGAAGAGTCAGATGCTATCCGGTATGAGAAAAAGGGAGAACTTTATTATGAGAGGAATTTTTGGTATAATATAACACAATAATCAAATTAAGAATGAAGAAAATTATCTTAATGTTTTGTTTTGCGATACTCGGCATGAGTGCGCTTACAAGTTGTCATTCGGTTTCTCCCGATGCAGACGAAGAAGCCGTAATCGTAAAGAAGCCTTGGTTTATTGGGCATGGAGGTGTTGAACAGCAAGCAGTGCAGACTGGTCTCACTTGGTGTTGGTGGTCAACGAGTGGTTATTACTTCAAGATTGTTCCAGTCCGTCATGAGATTACCTTAGATGATTTGTTTAGTGACGATAACACGCCACTTGACTTCCATACTGTAATCATTACTCAGATTGAGCAAGGCAAGTCCCCAATTCTTTTGCAGAATTATGGAGAGAAAAGGTTTGATACTAATCTCAACAATTATTTCTGCAATCTGGTTCGAGACCATATTTCTCAGCATTCACCATTTGACTAGATGTCGAATCGGCAAGTGCTTAATCAGATTGACACCAAGATACGCAAGCAGATGCAGGACTATGTGAACGCTCTATCAAAGAAAAAGCAGATGCCTATCATTATAAAGGAGGTTATCATTGGTAAAGCTACACCAAACAAGGAACAGCTTAATGAAATGAACCGCACGGCAAAGGTCGTGCAAGCCAAGCAGACACAAGAACGTGAATATGAAGTGCAGATAGCAAGAGAAAAGGCTGAGCGACAAAAGGCAAAGGCAGATAAGGCATATATGGAAGAAATGAACCTTTCCGCTGGTCAGTTTATCAACCTTAAGTGGATTGAAACAGTAGCAAATAAGCAAGGAGCAAATATTGATGTTATGGTTGGCCCTGCTGAAAGCATGTGGAATATAAGACGCAATTAATTAATTTATAAATCAAGTAAACAGAAATGAATAAAGACAAATTAAAGGTCAGTTTTGAGATTGACCGTTACAAGGTGATTGGTATGCTCTCACGAAATTGTGAGAATGCTGAAGAGTACAATGAGATTATGGGTATTCTTGAAGGCAAGAGTGAGTTTGTGCGTGATGCGAATGGTAACGAGGAACTTGCAAGCCGCATTTGCAATTATGCTTTAGACTCTATCTTGGTAGAGAATCCAGACTTGACTCTTCGTAAGCGTTTGGATAAGGAACAGAAAGGCGAGGATGCTCCTGATGTTTCAAATGTTATCGAAATCAAAGGTGATGACGCAAAGAAACTTGTAGAAACCCTCTGTGGTATTCTCCGCAAGGATAAGTGATGTGAAATTCATCAAAAGAATATAAAAAAACACTAAAACACTTGCAAGTATAAGAAAAAATGCTTATCTTTGCATCGTGTTTGAAACAGATGGCCTTCAGAGAGGTCGCTTCTACCATAATAAGTCAAGACTTAGGAGTTTACGGCATGGTTTTTTAGATTACCCAGCTCAGCTAGACTATAACAAGGAAACTCTAATTAGGGTGAGAATCCCTAGATGCTGCATTAGACAAGTGGTTAAGTCGCCAGCTTTTCACGCTGGTATTCAAAGGTTCGAATCCTTTATGCAGTACTAAATTGCCCTATGGTGTAATGGCAACACTACAGGTTTTGGTTCTGTCATTAGTGGTTCGAATCCGCTTGGGGCAACGATGTGGTATTTGATATGAATTCCATAAAAGGTGCGATATTCAAGCGGTTAAAGAAGATTGACTGTAAATCAATTCCCATAGCGGGTTCGGTGAGTTCGAATCTCCCTTGCACCACGAGTAACTTTGTCAGATTACGAGGAATGTAGCTCAGTAGTAGAGCACTTGGCTTGGTAACTAAGGGGGCGTTGGTGCAAATCCAATCATTCCTTTACGCTTTCGTAGCTCAGTGGCAGAGCATAGGATTTTTAATCCTAGGGTCGAAGGTTCGAATCCTTCCGTTGGCACAATGAAACACAAGAAGAGAGTCGTGAAGTTTGTTCTGTTGGAATCTCGGACATCTGTCAACGGGTAACGTAGGAAACAGATGGAGTGAATAAAGTTGTGAATAAGCTTATGGACTAGGGAAGCAAGCGGAATGGCCTCTTTTTTGTGATTCATTAGAGGGTTTAACGAAAAATTGAAGAATATGAAAAGTCCGTTAAGAATGGCAGTCGCTTTAGAAAAGAACAACAAGGTATATCCAAAAGATGTACGTAAGTTCTTGATGGGATTGTACGCCACGTTGCATTTGACAGATAACGCAACGGCTAAAGATATGGAAAAGGTGGTATATTATGCTTTTCGGAATGGCTACCTTTTAGGTGTCAAGTCTGAAGGTGGTGATGACCAAAAAGCGTATGACCGATTGCCGGATTTGGGAGTAGAAGAAGATATTGGTGATGATTTAAAAAGATAGTTGATAAAAATTGGTAATTAGTTAGTAGAGTTTTTAGGCTTTGGTGTGTGAACATCGAAGCCTTTTTATATATAATAAGGTAAAATAAAAGCAGAAAATGTTAACAAAACTCACATAACAGTTATGAAAGGTTAAAACATGAAAGAAAAACATTAAAAAAACTTGCATGTTTCAAAACTTATTCGTATCTTTGCATCGTCAATCAAGATAAGTTGGTTGATTTGCCGAGTGACAAGTTTCACTCATAAAGGTGAGAGCGACACCAAGGGATAAGACCCGAAACAACTAGCACAATTGATTATGTCTAAGCAGACAGGTTTTTCATTCGCAAGTTCAAAGAAGTCATTAATTGAGACTATTGACGAAATCAAGAAGTCAAAGATGCCTCGCAACGAAAAGATTGTTGCATTGAAAGCTTGCGGTCTTCGTGAGAAAGAAATCTCCGATATGTTGAAGGTCTGTGTACCTAGCGGTTCTACTTCAACGAGATTCGTTTATACTTTCGGTGTTGAGATTGAATGTGTTCATGCCGAGCGCAATGCCTTGATAGAGGCAGGTCGTCAGAATGGTGTTGATATTCATTCTGAGGGCTATAACCACACCGACAACAAGAGTTATTTCAAGATTGTTAGTGATGCTTCAGTTGGGGGTGATGTTGACCCTAACGAGGTTGTTAGTCCGGTATTGAATGGCAATACAAATGGTATGGCAACTTTGAAGAAGGCTATCAAGTCTTTGGATGCCGTAGGTGCAAGAGTAAATTCTACTTGTGGTCTTCACGTTCATATTGGTGCAGCTAAGTTGACAGGCGAGCAGTATGTTAACGTCTTCAAGAATTATCAGAAGCTTGAAAGATTGATTGATAGCTTTATGGCTCCTTCAAGAAGAGGTAATTGCCGTTGGGCAGCCAGCTTGCTTGACAAGGATTTCTCTAATTGCCACGACAATTACGATGTTAGAAATAATGTATTTCATGGAGACAGATATTACAAGGTAAATGCTGAGAGTTATACACGTCACAAGACTATCGAGTTTCGCCAGCATCAAGGTTCAACTAATTACAAGAAGATTGAAATGTGGGTTAAGTTCTGTGCAAAGCTTGTCGGTTGGTCTCGCAATAATGTCTTCACTAGTGAGGTTATGAATATCGAAGATATACCTTTCTTGAATAAAGAAGAGAAGGCTTTCTTCCAGAGTCGTAAGGATGCATTTGCAGCCAATAATGATTAATTAATGTAGTCCTAGGGTAAAAGCCCTAGGACACAAAGAAATTAAAGTATTATTAAGAAAAAAGAAAGGGTAAAGATATGTGTGTTATTATTGTATGTCCGAAAGGTGTTGCTTTGCCATCTGTAGATGAGCTGAAGGCAGCGTATAAGAGAAATCCCGATGGTTGCGGTTTTGCGAGTGAGTCTGACCATTACAAGAGCTTGCATTTCTCTACATTTATCCGCAGATTGATGAAGCGAGATATAAATGAGAATGTAATCATACATTTTAGATTTGCTACTCATGGTTCTGTCTGTGTCAAGAATTGCCATCCATTTTACAAGGCAGGTTATTGGTTCGCACATAATGGAGTGCTCCCGATTTGCTCTGAGCATGATAAAACGGATAGTCAGATTTGCTTTGAGCGTTTTATCTATCCTACTATCAAGAAATATGGTTGGGGTTCTGATGAACATATGAAAGAAATGAATAAATGGACAGCTCATGGTTCTAAGTTTGCAATGTTGCATAATGGTGAGATTTTGAAGTCCGGTAAATTCATAGAGCGTGATGGACGGTTCTATTCTAATTTGAATCATTTGGGTTATATGAGAAATGTCATAAACTTTTAGATATTTTAATGTTTAGGTTCTTTTTAATTCGACAAGCGTCAGATGTCCGTGAGGATATTTGGCGTTTTTTGTTATATAAGGTGTTTTATTTTGTGTTGCTATTAATTATTCGTTTATGTGATAAAATAGCCTTAAATCGCTTGGAAATGCCGTTATTATTCACTTTTAAGCAAAAGTGAGATACTTGCAAATGGATTAGTGTGTTTGTTATTCTTTTCGTATTATCTTTGCACTAGTTTTAACAAATATATCGAAAGAATGAAAGATAAAATTTTCCAGTTACTAAAACAAGAGTATAAGTCTCTTGGGTTAGGTGATGAAGTTCTTCAGGCACATGCTGAAATGCTTGACAAGATGGGGCTTGTTACTGATGACAACATCGAGACAGTGGTTGCTAGTCAAAAGAGTTTTTTGGAGTCCTTGCAAAAGGACAATGACCGCAGAGTTACCGATGCCAAGAAAAAGTTCGAGGAGGCACAGAAGGCTAAAGAAGAGGCTGAACGCAAGGCTGCTGAAGAAGAAGCTAAGAAGAAAGCTGACGAAGAAGCCAAGAAAGCCGCTGAAGAAGCCGAAAAGAAACGCTTGGAGGAATTGGCAAAGAAAAACGAAATGCCGGATTATCTTAAGAAATACTTTGAAGAGCAGGCAGCAGAGAAGAAAGCTTCAGATGAAGCAAGAACCAAGGAACGTGAAGAGTTCAAGAAACTCGTTGAGACCTTGACTCAGAAGAACACAGACCAAGCCAAGACTTACAACGAACAGATGGAGGCACAAAGCAAGACCATTAAGGAATTGCAAGAAACTATCCAAAAGCAAGCTGAGGAGGCTAAGGCTAAGGAAGAGGCTGCTGCAAAGGCAAAGGCAAAGGCAGACCACGATGCGAAGATCTTATCAAAGGCTAAGGAGTTGGGCATTCCCGAAAGTCGTATCAACGAGGGTTTCACTCTGAGCGATGATGCTACAGATGAAACTATCGAAACATACCTCTCCAAGGTAGCGAACAACTACAAGGCGTTGCAACAACCACAATTCGGGGGCAGCTATCGTGCTAGCGAGGGTGAGCCAACAAAGGAGGACGTTGACAATGTAGCCGCATCATTAGTTCAGTCACTTTAAAAATTGAAAAACATGAATCAGGAATTGAAGACTACAAAAAAGCAAATTGTCTTTGGTGAGGATTCCGTCATTATCCAGAAATGGGAAGGCGACATCAAGGGCGGTCGTGCTTTGGATTGGACAGACGTAAAAGATGAAGTTCTTTACGCAGGTCGTGTTATCGTGACAGATGGTAAGGGAACTTACAAGCCATTGCCTATCGAAACTGGTAATTATAAGGATTTGGGTACTGCCAGTGACCCATTGGAGCATTACAAGTATGCGGGTGTTCTCTATCGTTCTATTCTGAACGGTGAGCCAGCGGCAATTATGACTGCTGGACAAGTAAACAAGGTAGCAGCTAAGGCTGCAAATGGTGCAGACTATCCGGATGCGTTCCTTACAGCTATGCCAAAGATTGCTTTAGTTAGCGATGAGGATGCCAACAAGTTCGATGAGTCTGATGCAACTATGGACAAAGACTAAAAAAAGGAGGATAACAGATGGAAAAATCACTTTATTTTCAGTTGGTCAATAAATACTTCCCACAGCTTGTTGCAAGTGTTGTAGAGAAGTTGAACGGCAAGAATCAGACCGCATTGACCTATATGTACCGAGACCACTTGACTAACACATATAGTCAGGACGGACGCTGGGCATCAATTACTGCGGAATACACACGAGTTGCTGCTGACGTTGTATCAATGGATGCAGAACTTCCATTGAAGAGCCGTGACAAGGTTTCAACCGCTGAGGGTCAAATCCCAAAGGTTGGTATGAAGCTTTACATGACAGAGAAGCAGCTTAAGGATTTGGATAACATGATTGCGCAACGTTTGCCTCAGCCACAGATTTTGCGTAACTTGTTTGCAGACCTTCCTCGTTGTATTCAGGCGGTTTACGAGCGTATTGAAGATATGTTCCTCAGTGAGTTGTCAACAGGTGTAGCTTTGGCAACCCGTTCCGGTGGTACAGGTATTCGAATTGACGTAGGTTTTGCCGAGAAGAACAAGTTCGGTCACGGTGCTAAGGCTTGGAATGCAGAGGACGCAACCCCACTTGATGATATTCAATTGGTTTACGACAAGGCGATGGACGACCAAAACACCATCACTACTTGTTATCTTGATGATTACACAATCAAGTTGCTTGGCAAGAACAAGCAGGTTCGTGCTCAGTTTGCCTTCAATCAAGGCATTGCAATCAATAGTGATAGCAATATTCCTATTTTGAGCTTTGAGCAGATTGCGTCTATCTTCAAAAATAAGTGGCAGACTAAATTGGTACGTGTAGCCCGTACAATCAAGACCGAGATTAACGGCAAGAAGGGAACACACAACCCTTGGGCTAAGGGTCACATGACCTTTACATGCTATGACAACTTGGGTGATTTGTTCTGGACTAACGTAGCCGAAGCTACAAGACCAGTTGCAGGTGTTACTTATCAGTCAGCCGATGAGTATATCTTGGCTAGTCGTTATTCTACAAACGACCCACTCCGTGAGTTCACCAGCTCACAAGCAATGGTTGTTCCTATCTTGAATAACGTTGATGCTATCTACTCTTTGGACTCAACACAAGCAGTAGGTTAGGCTTATGAGAGGTGAGGTAATTAGTCCGTTCCGTGATAAGTTTCATTTTAACACCATCTATGAAGTTGGTGCAGTCTTGGACTTTGACGAAGAACGCATGAACTCCCTTATCGAACGTAAGCTTTGCAAGAGGTTGGAGGTGCAGGATGATAACCATTCTGCACCTCTAAAAGACGATAAGGAAATTAAAGATACTCCTAAAAAGGAAGTCTTGAATGATGGAAAGGAAAATCCTGTAAAGGAAGAAGAAAAGAAGTCAGAAGAGACACCTAAGAAGGAAGTTTTGAAGGAGAAAAAGGAGAGCAAGCCTAAAAAGGAGAAAACTCCAAGAAAGGATGCTGTCGAGTCAACCGAAGAGAATTCCCAAAAGGAGAATGTAGAAGAAGAACTTGACGAAAAAGCAAAGAGCGAGCAGGAGGCTGCAAAGAAAATCGCTGAGGCTATGAGTCAGGCTCAGAAATAAGGATGTCACATGAAGATAAGAGAATACATTTCGCAAAAGTTGCGTGCTTGGAATATTACCGATGCTCAATTGGAAGATATTTCGTCAGGTATAGACCTTGACGAAGAATATACGTCTGATAATTCGCAGGTTGTAGGCAAGGCGATGATTTCCGTAATCGAGGAACTGATGCTTGCTCCATATATGAGCAATGTGAACGAAAATGGATTCTCTGTCTCTTGGGACTACTCTAGGATAGGACAATACTATATGTGGCTTTGCCGAAAATATGGTGTTGCTCCGGATAATGAAGTGGTGGCAGCTTTAGGGCTTTCCACTATCACGGATAAGTCTGATATTTGGTAAATGTCTAGGTTATGTTATATTCCCCTCATATATTAAAGAAGAAGTTCGTGAATAAGGTTATCAACAAGTACAACGAGGTCATTGGCTCTTCTGAGGAATGGAAAGAAATGGGGCGTTGTCGGTGCGATGACAACTCTACCGAGCATTTCACTACCGAGAATGGTAGCATATATACACCGAAATATCATATTGTTTGTGACAAGTGCCAGATTTCCGAAGGTGATGAAGTCAAGGTTTATTCCAATGATGGAAGCTACCGAGGAGGTGGAAAGGTCTATAATGCCCCTAAGTGCAATTATCTTGGTTATATGAGTATCTATGTCTGATGTTATAAAGGATGAGATAGACGCTTTCTTTGCGCAGGGAGAAAGGGAAGTTGATGAGTTTCTTGACAGGTTAGGTAAAACAGCCGTTGAGCTTGATAAGACTAACGGAAACTACCGAAACCGCACAGGTAATCTCAGAAGGTCTAACTATAGTAAAGTACATGACCACACCTTAACCCTTGGCAACAAAGCGGAATATGCGTCTGATGTTTCCTCTAGGGGATATGATGTTATAGATTCGGGTATTCAGAATATCAAGAAAGAAATCGAGGATATGCGATGATAACAGAAATAGATGCAGGTCATGTAATCTATGATGACTTGGAGCTTATGGGAATGGAACGAAGACTGAAAGGACATCTGAAAAAGGGTGGACTTGATGGGGAAGAACCTATGGTCGGTGAGAAGATTCCCGATGATGGCATGATAGTCATCATCCCTAAGCGTATGAGTGCAGACAAGACATATTTCAACGATTGTACTATAGAGGTAAACATATTGCTCAAAGATATAGAGGGCGAGGCTAATCCTCAATTGAACGAGCTTTTAAAGAAGGCTATTGAAACCCTGTCTGACAATGATGTCGGAAAAGCAGAGGATGTATGGTATCGTTATTCTATCCGCTCCCACGGCATAGAGCAAGAAAGTAAGTTGAGTTGTCATTACGCAAACATTACTATTGATTTTGAAACATTAAACGTAAGATAAGATGAAACCATTTATTGGAATCAAGAGAATTTGGTATGGTGCTCCTCTTACCGAGGCAAATACACCTGTTAAGTTGGCTACATGGTTGAAAACCGCTACAGAGGTTTTGAACAGCCATGAGGGAACATGGGGATATTCTCAGGATGACCCTAGTGTTACCGAGTACAAGAACGAGCTGAACGGACAGGTTTACTATCGTGACAAGACTGATGAGGGTGCTAAAACAATTACATTCTCTATTGGTGTCTTCTCGTGGAAGAACAAGGTAGACTTGCAAGGTGGTAAGATGTACAAGGCATCAGGAGAAGAGACTACAACGGAGGCAGAAGCCGTAGGTTGGTCTTCTAGCCAAGATTTGGCAAACATCAACAAGTGTATTGTTGCTCAGACCAAGACCGGAAACTACATCGTCTTCTCGAATGCAGCTATCGTAGCCAAGGGTGACCAGCAGGACAAGAATATCACTTTGGGTATTTCTGCCGTTGCCATGGAAAGCGAGACCGATGGTGTGGCTGGCGAGTACCAATGGGAAGGCTCTGCGGTTGTAGAACAAGAATAAGACATTGGCAACAAATGATAGAGGGGGATGGTGTTAATGCCGTTCCCCTTTTTTAATATTCAGAACCATGAGTAAGGCAAGTAAATTAGTTACGGATGCAATTCTTGGAGAGGACACCGTAACGATAATCGTGAATGGAAGGGCTTATTACGTTTCACCACCTACAATTATAAAATTGGTCAAGGCAGCTAAATACCTTAATAGTTTCGAAGAGGGCAAGACCTTAGCGGAAGTCTTATGCATGCTTAAGAATTTGGATGATGCTTGCAAGGCGTTGTCCGTATTCATACAAGGCGATGAATCCATTAGTGATGAATTATCTAAAGGAACGCTTGAAGAGGTTGTCAATGGCTTACAAACGGCTTATTCCTTAATCTCTATAAAGGATTTTCAGACGCTATCAATTTTGGCGAAGAGTGCGGCAAGGATGATAGCAAAACCACGACCATAGGTAACGATACACTCTTAGGACAGATTGCATCTTTTATGGATAGTCTGCACTTATCTTACCAAGAAGTCGTGAAAGAGATACCTTATAGAAACTTATTGCTGATGACAAAAGACAAGCAAAGAGTAGTATGTGGTGATGTAATGTATGAGGTAACGGAAGAAGAGTTTGGTATGAACTTCAAAAAAGGATAAGTTTAAAATAATGCAAACAAAGTATTAAAAGCACTAAAATGTTTGCAAGTTAGCGAAATATTGTTTATCTTTGCAAGCGCAGAACAAAAAGGATAAAATGGCGATTTAAGAAATTGATAAGATATTAGAGACACGAAACCCGATGGACTATACCGAAAGGCAGTCCGAGTCACTATTCCTTTGACTTTGCAATCGGTAGTTTCGTGTTTTTGTGTTTAAAATAAGATGCAAGACGTAAGGTTAATATTCGAGATACTTGTTTCCATGTTGCTTTGCGTTTGTCTCATATTGCTTGCTGTAAGTAGATATAGGCAAAAGAAAAAGCGTGAAGAACCAGAGCGAAAGGAAATGGACTTGATAGACTTCTTTTCTTTGGGAGGAGTTGCCTATTATTGGAACAAAGGTGGTAAGCAGCAGAAATGCTACACACACGAAGAATTTCTGAAAATCAAGGCTGACTACGTGGAGCTTTGGTTGAATCAGAACAGATATATTTTTAACTCTCAATTAGATAGCGATGATATATAAAGTATTTGTTTTGTTGCCGACAATAGTTGTGTCAGATGGTATTGTTGGTATAGCTTGGCTAGGAAAGGTTTTTGGCTGGCGATATGGAAAGAACAAGAAAAAGAGCAAGAATGTGTCCTTAATGATAGGATATAACACAGGAATGTCTCTTAAGTCAAAAATAGACGATAACGCAGCGGATGATTATTTAAGACGCATTGCCGAAGAAAACAGAATCTAAATTCAAGGGTTAGATGCCCTTTTTACAACCATATTACTTGTGGTTATTTTTATACATCGGTTTTTATTAACGATTGTTTTTTATGGTAGATAAATGTATAAAAACGAGCACAAGTTCCCTTATAGATGGACTAAAAAAGATGCAAATTTCACAAAAGACAAAGGTAAGGTAATGTCTTGCTTCTGTTGCGGAGGTGGCAGTTCATTTGGTTATAAATTAGCTGGCTACGATGTTGTAGCATGTAATGAGATAGACCCAAAGGTTATGAAAATGTATTTGAAGAATCACGATGTCAAGTACGCTTTCAATTGTGATATTCGTGAGTTGATTACCAATATCAATATGGGGGGGCATATTATGAAAGAAGAGCTTCATAATTTGGATATATTGGATGCTAGTTTCCCTTGTTCGGTATTCAGTATCGCAGGTGATCGTGAAAAGGCTTGGGGAAAGGAAAAAGTATTCCGAGAAGGTCAGAAGGCACAAAGGCTTGACGATTTAGCTTTTTATTCAATTGACCTCGCTAAAGAACTAAAGCCAAAGGTTGTGGTTTTTGAGAATGTCCAAGGTTTGTTGCAAGGTGAAGCTGTCGAGTACGTAAAAGAGATTTATAAGCAGATGGATGATGCTGGATATATCTTGCAGCATTGGCTTCTTAATGCACGTTACATGGGTGTTCCTCAAAACAGACCTAGGGTGTTCTTTATTGGGTTGCGCAAAGACCTTTGTGAGCCGTTTATGGTTCAGAAGGATTTATTCGAGCGAGTGCCTAAGATTGATATGGACTTTAATGAGAAAGAAATTGTCTTGGATGAGTTTTCTGACTATAGTGGAAGACAGATTCCTAAAGGAATGATGAAGTATTGGGTGCATAGAAATGAGAAAGACAATTCTATCGGTGATATTGTCAAGCGGATGGATAATCGTCTTTCTATGTTCAATAATATGTTTCTTAAAAAGAATAAGGTATGTAATACTATATCAGCAATGGAAGATAGGCTTGTGTATTTTGATAATCCAAGCTATATGTCTGCGCATGATACGATTTTAGCATCAACATTTCCTGAGGATTACGACTTTAATGGCATGAAGCCTTGGTTTGCTTGCGGAATGTGTGTTCCTCCAGTTATGATGGCTAATGTAGCTACGAGAATCTGGGATTGTTGGTTGTCAAAGATTAAAAAGGAGGAATGCGTATGATAACAGCAAGTATGACTTCGGGTGAGATACGTAGAGTACGAAACTTAGATGAAGCTAGAATCTATGAGTTTCAGATGCGAAAAGCTAATGAGCTTAAACGTGAAATGAGAAAGCAAAACGTAAGGCAAATGACCAAGACATACGAATTGGTTACACAAAATGCTAATTATTTCATAGTAGTAGGTGTAAAACAAGGCGGTGTTTTCGTGTCCGGTGTATTCATTTATCTGAAGGAAACCAACGAGTATATTCCTATGAGTAGAAACGAGGGGTATAGCGAGGATTGTTTTGCCATGAGCGTTCATTTTCTGAAGAGATTTGCTGAAAGGTTTTTGAATAAAGAATTACCGATTGCCAAGATATTGCAAAAGATATATACATCGTTTACAGGTGCAGTTCAGCTCTATAGTGATGACAGGACAAGAAGAGTGGTATTTGCTATTCCTGAAGGGCTTATACTCACAGAATACGAGCAAGAAAAGCATATCATCCACTACAAAACCTTTGTAAGCATGGATATGCTAAAGAAGACACAGATGCGAAGTTACGAGAAGATAAGTGCATTTCTCATGGAATCTTGTCAGCAAATAGCTAAAGCAAGAGAAACTGGAAATGACGAAAGGCTGTGCGTTGTGTACAGAAGGTTTTACAATGATATTGATTTGCTAGATACAAAGGAGGCGCAAGCCATATATTCAAGTTTCTTTGAAAAAGGAGGTAACAATGAAAGATAAATGTATAACAAGGTTTCTTGGTGATATTAAGCCTATAAAGAATTACGAAAGGTATTATGTTAGCAAGCTGGGACATGTTTTTACTATTGGGAAAACGTCTCAATTAAAGGAAATCGCACCTTGCAAGACACCAAAAGGTTATCTGAAGGTATGGCTTTACAAGAACGGAAAGCGCAAGATGTTTTATATCCATCGTTTGGTAGCTCAGGCTTTCTTGGAGAATCCAGAAGCGTTGCCGATGGTGAATCATAAGGATTTCGACAAGACGAATAACGATGTAGATAACTTGGAGTATTGCACTGCAAGATACAATGTGATTTATTCTGCTATAGCAAAGAAAACCTCTTCCGAATACTTGGGCGTGACTTGGAATAAGAGTGTAAGAAAATGGCAAGCTCAGTACCAGGTAGGTAAGAAGAAAACTTATATCGGATGCTTTGGTACGCAAGAAGAGGCTCATGAAGCTTATGTTAACGCTATAAAAGAGATTTGATATGCTTGAATTTGATAGAATATACAATTCCGACTGCATAGAAGGAATGAAACAAATAGAGAGTGGGGGGGTGAGCTTAATTGTTACTGACCCACCATATTGTATCTCCTATAAGACCGGATGGAGAGCAGATGACCATCGTTTTTCGAAGGAAATACTCAATGACGATAATGAGCAATTGATTATTGATTATATGAGCGAATGCTACCGGATTTTAAAGGATGATAGTGCTGCTTACGTCTTTTGTTCAGCCAAGACCTTGGACTTTTTTATGCAACAAGCGAGGAACGCAGGGTTTACCATTAAGAATGTGCTCATTTGGCGAAAGAACAACCATACGGCTGGAGATTTAGATGCGCAATATGGTCAATGTTACGAGCCAATCCTGTACTTGAATAAAGGCAGACGAACCATAAACGGAAAGCGTTTGGAGGACGTATGGGACTTTGATAGAGTTCCATCTGATAAATTGGTACATCAGAATGAGAAACCAATCCCCTTGCTTATGCAATGCATCTTGAAATCATCGGACGAAGGAGATTTGGTATTTGATGGTTTTATGGGTTCAGCAAGTACGGCTCTGGCTTGTATGCGTACAAACAGGAATTTCCTTGGATTTGAGTTAGACGGGGAATATTTCAAGGTAGCACAAAAAAGAATCAAAGAAGAAATGTTTAATCAAAAAGATATGTTTGGATATGCTGGAGTTAAATAGAATTTATCAAGGTGATTGTCGAAAGCTTCTAAAGCTGTTAGACGATGAATGTATAGACCTAGTATGCTCTGATGTAGCTTATCCGGTACAAGCTAGAGGTGGGCGTAGTAATATGAGCGGATATTGGAATGATTTACAAACAAGAAAAGGTAAGATATTCAAGAGCAACGATATAGATATTTCTGAATATATAAACGAATTATATCGTGTTCTTAAGGATAAGTCACACTGTTATCTTATGTGTAATGATTACAATTTGATGCGCTTTCTTGATGTGATTGGAAAAAGTGAATTTCATTTCACAAAGTGTTTGATATGGGATAAATGCTCTAAGGTGTGTGGAACTTATTATATGAATCAAAAGGAGTATATCATTATGCTTCGTAAGGGAGGTGGAAAGCCAATTAATGAGTTTGGCACATCTGACATTCTGAGTGTTCCTATTCCTACGAACAAACGCAAGGATAAGGATGGGTTGATTAATCAGACAGAAAAACCAGTGAAGTTGATGGAGATATTAATCAGAAACTCGACAAATGTTGGTGATGTTGTTCTTGACCCATTTATAGGGAGTGGCACAACAGCAAGGGCTTGCGTTAATCTTGAAAGAAAGTATATAGGCTTCGAAATAGACCAGCGACAAGTAGATTTTGCCAATAATGAATTAAAGAGCATGAGTAGGCAATTAAGTTTGTTTTAAAACAATGGATATGAGTATGGTTATTCAATGTAACACAGTTGTAAGAAATGGGAATAAAGAGATAACGGATGCTCTGATAAAAGCCATTAAGGATGAAGCCTCGAAGCGTGGGTTGGTACGTGATGAATTGGTTGAATATTGCAATCAATTGTTAAGGAAAGGCGAAATCAAGGCTTGTATTAAGAATTTGTTTTATAATTTCAAACGTTATTTTTGGAGGTATTATTGATATGAGAAGAAGAAAGTTGAACAAGTCTCCAGTGCTAGGTCTCTGCGGATTTGTTGTCGGTTACGAGTGCAAGGAAAAGGTAATAAAGCTGATGGAGTGCGATAAGGCGCAAGCCGATGCAATCATAGTTCCTCATCACTTTTCACACAAGGTAACGAAGAATAGTTGCTTGAATCTTTTGGTATTGTATAAGGATAAGGTAAGGGGTGCAATGCAAATAGGGTATGGAATCCGACCGCACATCAAGACTGAAAAGGGCGAAGTGTTGGATTACCATCAAGTGAGGGAATTTGACAGAATGTGGTTGTCTGATGATATGCCAAAGTTTAGCGAGACGATTTGCCTATCTCTCTTGCATAAGTATATTAGGGCAACACATAAAGAAATCAAGTACCTTATATCTTATGCCGATACGTCCATAGGTAACAAGGGAACTATATATAAAGCTGCAAACTATGAGCATATTGATACCATTAAGGCAGATTTCTATGTGTTACCAAGTGGTGAGCGTGTGCATCCGGTTACTATGTGGCATCGGCACAAGACAAGAGTATGGGAGGTTCTGACGGAACTATACCCAGGAATAAAAAAGGCAGAAGGATTTCAACTAAAATTTCTGAAGAAGTTATGAAGAAAAGAAATAAATATATTCCTTGTCATTTGCATCCAGATCCTGAGCATTGGGTTAGAAAAGGTCAATCTTGGAAGGCGAAGGTTGCTTATGAGACCGAGGATGATGCTTGGGAATTTTTGAACCAGAATCCGAAGTTAAAGACACTCGGTTGGCATACTTACTTATGCAAGGTTTGCTCAAAGTGGCATATTGGTAGGTTACATAATTAACGATTATGAAAAAAGAAGATAGACTTAAAATATATCGCAAATACGATGGGCATTGTGCTTATTGCGGTAAGAGTATAGAGTATAAGGATATGCAGGTTGACCATCTTGTTCCGAAGAATCGAGGTTGTTACTCTCGGTGGAGCGACAAGGAGGGAAGGTTTGTCGTATTTCATGGCGATGACTGTATGGAGAACTATATGCCATCTTGCAGGTCTTGTAATCTTCGTAAGCGTGATATGAGTTTGGAACAATTTCGCTCAGAGATTACTAGACAGGCTAAAGGATTGCTTAATGGTAAGGCTTCTTTCCAAGTAAAGATGTCGCTTGCTTATGGTTTAATCGAAGAGCACTTTGATAGACAAATTGAGTTCTACTTTGAGAAATTTAAATAGTTGAGAATATGAAGAAGTTTAAGAAGTCGATAGAGATTAGCACTGAGAATATTTCAGACGTTCTTCAAGTGCCAATTGTTACAAGTTTATACAAGACTAAGAATTTTAAAAATCCTTGTCTTGAAGGTCGTAGCGTTCCTTATGATACTATAGCATTGATGTATGTTCATATCGAAGGCTTTGATAGCGATTTTTGTATTGACCAAGGCAACATTCTCGCTCTTGATATTTGCGATACTTGGTATGCTTTTTCGAGGCGTGGATGGGATAAACATAAAAACGATGAGGTATGAAGAAAAAAGGATATTACGAATACGGAAACGGAATCTACCCTTTGAAGCTTTGGGTACACATCGGTAAAGACTTGAAAGAGCTGATAGATTCCTGTTTTGACAAGTGCAAGGCTCCCGATATTGATTACGGTGGCGTTACGTATTCCGATGCTGTCAGAAAGAGCGACAGAAGGCGTGGCGTTCTTGTCTCGTTTCCGTGTCAGAAGGTTATGTCGATGAACTACTGCTGCCATGAAGCTTCTCACGTCTGCGATGCCATTGAGGAATATACTGGCTTGGAACACGGCGGCGAGCCTTCTGCCTACCTGATGGGTTGGATTGCGTCTTGCATCAACAATGCTCGTTTGGGTATTGGCGATTTCGTTGAAATCGTAAATAAGGAAGAAAAATAGCCCAAAGGCAAAATACCCTTTGGTGTTTGCCCCATCACTATATATAATAATGTAGTGGTGGGGATTTTTGTGTTAACGTCAGCAAATTATTTATTTGTATTATTATAGAGTGTTAAATAATAAAAGAAATACATTAAATAATTTGCATATTTCAAATATTCTTTGTATCTTTGCATCGTAATTAAGAAATAAAGGTTACTAATAAAAAATGGTGAGACACACCATAAAAACTGTAAGAAGAAAATGAAAAAGTTTTTTGAAAACTTATCTAGAAAGATTGAAGATGCGGCTTTTGAGGCGCAGCTTGATGATTTTACTTGCGAGTTTGATGCTATTAACAAACCAGCCGAAATCGTGGTGTTTGTTAAGAGTAGAAAGGTTATTCATTCAAATGGAAACGTTTCTTCTTATCCATATTACAATGTAGATAAGATTAATATCTATGATGAAGACGGAAAAGACGTTTCTTCAAAATATCCTTTGTTCTGCCAAAGAGTTAAGAATTGCGTGCCTTCTTATAAAGATGTTGAGAATGACTTGATGGAGGCAAATATGAGCGACACAGAACTTTATTTTGGCTCAGAAGCTAATTATTTGCGTTATAAATATGGCAACTAATTTTTGGATATGGAGTACGAAAATATGTTTGTTGGTCTTTCGTCTGTAATGAGTAACGACCTTAAAATATTAAGGTACGAACTAGAGTATGGATGGAAATTGGCTCTTATGCCAAATGATGTGTGGTACAACTAATTACATTTAAAATTTCAAATTATGACAGAGAAGATTGATATAGCGGAAATCCTTAAGGATAAGCCAGCAAATACGAAGCTATATTCTCCTTTGTTTGGTGAAGTATATTTTTCACATGTAGGTGGCGGTATAGCTGTGGAACATCATGGAGGTATATCATTATTCTTTAGTAGTGGCAGATTCTTTGATTACGATGAATCAGAGCCGTTATTATTCCCTTCAAAGGAAATGCGTGATTGGCGCAAATTCGCTTGGAAGAAAGGTGATGTATTAGTAAGTAATGATGGAAAACTCGAAGTTATCTTTGAGAAGTTTGGAAGTGACACCTATCAGTCATTTATTGGTAAACATCATTTAGATAGTCTGGATGAAAATCTCTACTATCAAGATGGAGGAGCATATCCTACTGCTAGCTTCAATATTGAAACTGAGGATGCAGCTCAGACTTACATCAAAACCATTGAGGAAAAATTGGATGGTATACTCAATCTCGAATCCTTGGAGATTGAAAATGCTCATCCTGAGTACAAGGATGGGGATATAGTGTATATGGGTAATGCTTGGAATGAATATATTGGTATTATTAAGAATAGGACAAGTGGTAATCAAATTGAAACATATGCACATTGTCACAAAGATTCTAAAGAGGAAGCTGTATTAGGTCTCTGGCTTAATAAAAATGATTCTGATGAACTTCGCCTTGCCACTAACTCTGAGAAGCAGCAGCTCTTTGATGCTCTAGCAGAGGAAGGCAAGGCTTGGGATAGTGATAAGAAACAGATTGTTGATTTGCCAAAGAAGTGTGAGTTCAAGGTATTTGAAAAGGTATTGGTTAGAGAATCAAAAACAGACGAATGGACTCCTAATTTTTTCTTCAAAATACATAGAGATGACGAAAGGTATGTTATGGTATGTGGTGATATGTACAATTATTGCATTCCTTACAACGAAGAGACTTCACATCTGCTTGGTACAACTGATGAGTGGAAAGGAGGTGAGGGATGAAAGGATTATGTAGTTACTGCTCCAGATATTTTTTTTGT